TGAATTGGGGTTAGATGCCATGTAACTAATTGATTGACAGCTCACTCCTAAATAGTTAGCCAAATGGGAAACTTTTATGGCGTACCTATTTATAAGTATAAAAACTATCATCTTTTTTGCTTGCTTGGCATCTGATGATTTTCTCCATGAAATGATTTCTTCCACAGAAACATTATAAATTTCAGTAATACGATTGACAACATATTGAATAATTTTTTGATGAATGTCATCATCCCCAATTTTCTTGAGGATGACAACACATCTTTTATTATCCTTTAGGCATTCTTGCTTTAGCTCATCAATAAGCCTTTGGATTTTGTCTGACATTAGATTGTTATTTTGATACATTTAACTACAGACTTGGTTTTCTTTGGCTCTCTTTCTAGGATATTAGCTGATAGCCTGTTACCCCATTTTTTAACCACCACAAACCTTTCATTGCTCACAGGTTCCTCAAACATCAGGTCAAACTTGCTCCTATGCTTGTTGTGGTGCTGTTTGCCATCAGACTTGTTCCATGCTAGGAATGATTTTTGTCCTGCTACTAAACCTAAAATTAGGTCTTTTGTCTCTCCGATTTGGTTAACTTGTAAACCATTTTTTGTTCTTAGATTTTTCATTTGTTTTTATTTTTTGGTTAATGAAAATTATTGTTTTAAGAAATAGTACATCAATCCGAATATGAAATACATGGGTATCATCATCCATATATTATCAGATGCGCTTATGTCTTTGTCCCATAGAAACGCACCAATACCCAATGCTATTGCGACCTCAATCACCTTTTTTATTTTCTTCATCCTTGAATATGTTTTTTAAAATTTCCTCACCTTCCATCTCTCGTTCAAATTGCCTGTAGCCATCGTTCATAGATAGTGTCATTGCTTTGCTTAATACTAGCAAATCAATTACGCTCTTACCTGATAAATCGCTACATGCTTTGATTAGATGCGATGCTTGTAAACATCTTACCTTTTTAAACTGCTCGTCTTTTGACATAACTGCTTCTAGTGTTAGCTGTGATGCTATGCTGACAATTAGTTCAACGCCTTTCAAATTCTCCATTGTTGTATGTTGTGTTATTAATTAATCCTGTTCCTTTGCAATCTTTACATTCGTATGCTTTTTCATAATCTAAACCTTGCTCCTCACTTCCTGCATAGTCTAAATAGAATCCATCACCCTTGCATGTGGGACATGTGATTGTGATTTGTACATGCGCTTGTTTCATGATGTTTCGTTTATTTCGTTTAAGAATGCTTTTTCTTTGATAGGGTCACTCACCCATAGGTTATATAACTCCTCTAGTTGTTTATATCTATCTTCTGAATACCACGCATTGTGATACAATTCTGCGATAAATATTTGTCTTTCTCTAGGTGTCAAATCTGTGAATGTTGATACCTGTTGTTTTAATATGCTCATTGTTTTTTTAATTTAAATTGTCAAATGCCCTGTTAATTATATCGTTTATTGCTTGGATGTTAGGCTTATGTTCATCCTCATCAAAATCAATTGTATTGATTAACTCTTTAGCACGATGATTGATGATAGTTATGGCTGTCTGTATCTCTGCATCATCCCATAGTTGTTCTATCTTAGTGACATACAGGATGGATGTTATTACAGCATCCATGAAATCATTGTAGTCATCATCGTTCTGAATAGCTACATCTACTACTATCTTAGTTAATATATTTATCAGGACTTCCTGACCTGTCATGCTCATGCTCATACGATATGATTTATTTTTTTATACTTGTTGTTACATAAATTCACTACAGAAAAATACAATACATCATTCTCATGAACTCCCATGTCACTAAACACCCACCACTTGTCATGTCCCTGATTATTGTATTCATGTGTAGCATAATACTTGTTCTCATCCATTGATACTTCAAAATGTTCTTTGGTATCAATCTTAATTAAATTTACTTTGTCCATGTTAATTGGTTTTTGTTGCGATGAATAAAATATGTACATAAGGTGAATCATAAGGTACATTCAATTGGTCACATACTTGGTTCCATGACTCAATGTCTTGTACAAAATCTTCAGGATATAGTGTAAGATACTTTGGTGTGGGAGCTATGTCCCACTTGCCAATAGTTAATACTTTCTGCTGTTGCTCTGTTAAAAATTTTTCCATGTTTATATGTTTTCATAGTTATCAAATGAATTGTTATATTCCTCTATCTCTGAGTAGATAGGCTTAGCACCTATGTACATCTTCTCACATTCACTGCATAGATGGAATCCATCGTATCTGTGTGATGCCACATTTACATTACATTCATCGCAATGGTACAATCCTTCAACTTCTTTTTCAAATTGTCCTGTCTCTGTACCCATCAATGTAAGGTATCCGTAATCCTTAGCACATGATGTGCAACAATCAAACTTCTTCTCGTATGATGTCTTGTATACCCAATCATCACAATCTAGGCAATGGATGTAGTCACCTGCCTGATGTTTAATTTCTGCTGAGTCTCTGTCAATATGAAAGTCTAACTTGCTTTGTGTAGCACCTTTGTCCCAATCATAGTTGTACTTGTTAGTCTTCTTGCTGTCATACTTGTGAATCTTAGTGCCACCATAATCTAACCATTCGCTAGGCTTGTAGTTGCTGTTGCTGAACAATACACCTGTCTCTGTATCTGTAACGCATGCATGCTCGTTAACGATATATACCTTGTTGTCAATAGTCAGGAATGCAAACTTGCTACCTACAATGTCTCTGCCTATCAAATCCATGATAGCCTTCTGTTTGTAAAAGTCTCTAGGTAACTTGCGTAATACCTGCTCCATGTATTGGTATGTGTCACTGCGCTTGGCTGTTGATGGGAATTGTCTGATGATACCATTGTGAACGAATACCAAACCTTTGTTGATAAGAAATGGATGTGTATTCTCATAGTCTACATTACTGCCTGTGGCAATCCTGCCATGACCTATGAAATGTGATTGAGGATATTTAGCAACAGCATCCTGATACTTATTCCATAATTGCTTTGCATCAGGCTTTGCTGACTTAACGATGACTAGCCTGTCACCTGTGGTGTATACGAATCCGAATCCTTGAGGATTGTTTTCTATGATGGTGTTGAAATGGTCTTGCTTTAAGACTTGCTTAGGTTTTTTTACAAAGAATGTACACATAGTTTTGATTATTTGATTGTTTACAAAGTTAGTTATAATATTTTGTTTGACAAAATTTGTAGGGGATTAAATTAATCTAGGAATAGATATGTCGCTTCCCCTACAGCCATGAAAAATTAAAAAGGATTTTGAGATGAATCAGTTAATAAGTTTAGACTCAATTCATGTTCATTGAATATATACACGAATCTATTACCATCTAGTCTCTTAGCTAGAGCGCATATATATGTGCCATCCTCGTGTCTGATAAAGTTCATGTAGTACCTTTCAGATGACAAAGTAGATAGCTTAAATTCAGCCCTGAAACACATGTTTGTTGTATCTGTGAATCTAGATGTGGTAATTAGCATTGCAAATATTCTGTTGAAAAATGACATCTCGCTCTGAGAATATGTTTGACATACTTGCATATCATTGTCTCTGCATGAATCAAATAATCTTTCTGTCTGTGAATTAATAACCGATACAGGCAATGTCTCATAGTTTAATACAGAGCTAATCACACCACCAATAGTATTCAATGCTTTTTTCACCATGATACTAAAGTTACTGCTGTATTCACATGGTGTGCCTAATGATACCATGCTGTTTGGCGCAAAGAATTGACATAGCTGTTCATTTGTCGCTCTCAAATTGTTTACATAAATTTCATCTGAAAGGAATGCTGTATTCAATTCTGTTCTTGACCTTGATGATAGTTCTCTGTATCTTACTACATCCTGAGCGAATGATGGTTCTTCTGTCACATCTGTAGAACGCTCCTGTCTGTATGAATCATCCACATTATTTGCGCTGTATGTACCTAATGTAGGCAAATCATCTGAGAATCTACTAGCATCAAAACTTCCACCTGTCACCTGTGTATCAGGTAAGTCTACATGGAATACTCTTTCTCTAGGTGCTTCTGTAGGTACTTCTGTAGTCTCTGTAGGAGTAATGATACTCATGCTCATCATCTGCTCAACTTTCTTAATCGTGTTAATTGTAACGATACCACATTTGTACTTAGCTGATAATGTGATGAATGTCTTGAACTTGTTCTTGAACTTATCCATGTCACCATTGCACACTACATTAAGCATAAAATTATATAGCTTAGAATTCTTTTTAGCCATCTCAAGGATAACCTTGTTATGTGTCTTACCATACAGGTCATTTAATACTATGCGCATCAAATCAATTCTGTTCTTAAGGATGGTGTTGCTCTTAATTGCAGGGAATATTCTGAATTCAAGAATCTCATTGTTCTTCACATAGAATGATTGGTATTTTCTAGGTGAGCGAAGGTATGTACCAAACTGCTGTGCTTGGCAATAGCTGTTGTTTAAACGCTTCTCATAGATTGAATAGAATATTGGTAAACTTCCTTTCACTTTCTTAAGGATGTCCTTAGATTGTACACCATTGATTGATACATTGATGTGACCGCCACATCTGTCGCTAGTTTCCGCATCCAATATGTCTCTAACAGGTGCAAGTACTTCATTGATGACTGCATCATTGTTCAATGGCAATACAGGAGAAATCAATTCAAATCCACCATCACCTAAACTTCCATCTCTCTCTTTCTTAAATCCTGTCTCAAACGCTAGTTTAATAGCATTCTCTCTGTCCCTGAATGTATAGTCTTGCTTCTCTGCTTCAAAACCAAAGTTAACTGCACCTAGAGTCTTGTCCATGTACTTTGTGAAATTAGATGCAATCTTTGGATGCCATGCTGAATAATGATAACCTAGCAATGTATCTGTTCCCCAAATTTGGCTGTCATCTGTAACCTTTACAAGTCTTCCAACTTCCACCAATGACTCTGTTAAATCAGGTGCAATCATATCATCACTGATAACAATAACTTTAATCTTGTATCCGTTATGCTCTCTGTTTTCATCAATGTAATACTTCATACCGAATTCATTTACTAGCAAATCAAATAGTGAACTGCTGATATGAATTTCTGTATCATTTAGCTTTAATCTTATTCTGCTTCCACCTGAATGTGTTGAATACAATTGTGGTACGATTATTCTTCCGCTGTTCATTTTAGCTAGTCTGAACATGTTAGCATATCTGCTTTCACTATTCGTTCCTGATGAGTAAACGCTCTCGTAATCATAGACTGCATCACTTGTCATTGAACTTGATGTCATGACTACAAACTTTTGGATGTACTTGTTAGAGAATGCATCCAATGGTAATAAAAATTTGTTTCTGCTTCTCTCATTTACAGGTGTCAATACAGAGAATTTTCTAGGTTGTTTTTTAACTTGATTCATGGCTGTGAATTTTTGGTTATTGGTTAAATTATTTGATTGATTTTTGAGCATTGTCATAGTACATGTAACTTCCTAATGCACCTGTCGTAAACACAAAGCATATGATTGCTAGATTGACAGCTGTTGGTTCCATTGTCATGAAACCTAATACAGGAATGAACATTGTCACGATTGACAATAAAACTGCTAATACCATGTTGATTTTGTAATAATTACTCATTTGATTAAGATTTACTGATTGATTAAATTGTTATAAATACAGGTTCTTTTTTGCTGTCACTTTCGTATACATAAAAAAAGTAATTAGGGAAATAGCTTTGCAACCTTTCTACTTCTTTCTCTGCCTCATGTTTAGTTTTATAATAGCCATGTGAACCAATGTTTCCATAGCCTGAATCCTCAATGACATGATAATACTTCCTCATTTGATTAAGATTTATGATTGATAAAATTGTGAACGATGGTGAATAAAGATGGCGCAAAGTTTCCCTGTAATTCATGCAGTACAATTGTTCCATCTGTGTTGATAGCTTCTACCTGATACACATCAAATTCATGTGTGTAATCATCTGTGAACGATACATAATCGTATACTTTAAATTGTCCCATGTTAAATGGTTTTTTAATTACTATTTCATCCTTTCGGAATCATCAGCACACATAACACATGTGTGTATAGCATCGCAATCCCTAGTATGCTCATCTGTATGCTCTATGTCTGTTCCTGTACTTAGATAACGATTTACATCGTGATGGGTACATTATCTGTAGCTACATGCAGTCTATTGTATAAAAGTTCATGCTTTCAAGCTAACTACTAGCATGATGTGTATGCATTCAATCATGGCGTAGTGTACTTGGTGTGTCTCTGTAGCCTGTCTACTTTTGTTCCTGTACTTATAGTGTGCTTGTCAGCAGTTTTGGGTACATTGTCCGTAGATGTCGTTGATTGTCAATCAGTTATGTATTGGATATACATGTAACGCATTGATTATCAATAACTTAGGCGTAAACTTCAAAGAACTTGTCGTGCATTGACATCACAATACTACATCATGTATGTATACAAACATCAATTGCACCCAAATATTTTTCAAGATATTTTTTTAGACACAGATAACACAATGTGAATCAATCAGATGCAACAGAAAAAAAATTTTAAAAAAAGTTATCAGGACAGCAAACAGGGATAATTGCAAACGTTTGCGGTAATTTTTGCATAGTTTTCTGGAAAACATTGAAGGTGCATAAAAGGACACAGATACAGGATGTGATTGTTAACAGACAACAGAAGGAAACAGGACACAATGTATACAGGAGAAAACACAGGAGAGAATAGTTATAACTAAGAACTTAGTCACATACAGGTGTGACACAGGAAGACAGGCAAAGGTTATTTCGGATTATTACACAGGGACAAAATACACAGGAGATAGGTAAGCATGACAGATACACAGGAGACAAAGCATATAGGTGTATGGGCAATGTTACGCATACAGGCTTACATAGGCATCTGATAACACTATAACACATTGATTGATAATGAATTAGGTTACTAACCTACATTAGGATTGACCTACCCACTCAGGCAAAGCAGTTTCCCACAGGTTAGGCATGGCCTGTCATTAATACTGGAACCCTACGCTATCAGATTGATGCCCTTATTCTTAATAGGCTGGAATGGGCAAATGTGTGTGCAGATTGCAAGGTGCAGAAAGACCTACCCATGTGCTGAAAGCATATGTACCCAGTCTGCAGAACGTTAAGTTGCTGGGCCAGGGTCGGCCGCCCCCTATTAGGGCGGGCCGCCCAACACTGCACTTTTGCACGTGTAAATCGTAATACTACGATACGTATATATTCGTAATTATACGAATTGATATACGAATGTCCAGTTATTGCTTTACTAAACTGGACTTAAGTAAAGCTATTGCTATACTATGAGAAATACTATGTAATATATATAAGAAGGAAACCTCATAACTCTCTGACAATCAATACCTGTTTCTCAATTTTTTTAAAAATAAAAAGGAAAATTTGGTTTATGAGGGTATAATAACTAGATTTGTTACTCAATCTAAGCACAAATATATGGAAGAATATAATTTCAAAAAAGCTTTATTAAAGTCTCAGGAAGCAGTGGTTTTTATGGGGGATTTTTTTAAAAGCAAAGGATATGAGGTAGATATACCTGAACTAGTTATAGCTCCATATAATGTGGGGGCATTTTCAGAATATGCAGACCAAGGAGATATGTTCTTAAGAAAGGATGGGGAAGAGATTAAACTAGAAATAAAGAATATAAATACACCATTTACTACAACATGGCCTTATAAGGATGTAATAGTAAACTCATACCCTGGCTATCAATCAAAAATAGTTAAACCAGATGTGCATATAATACTAAATAAAGATAAGACACACTACATATCAATAAGAAATGAAACATTTGACAAATGGGAGCTTAGGAGAACCTTTGATAGGGTAAAGCAAAAAGATTTACTATTCTATTACGTAGACAAGAAGTATATTAATTTTTTTAAAATATAAGTATGAGAAACCATGAAGCCTACCTAGACTCACCATTTAAGGTGCTAGGTCTAGAAGAACGCCATTTCGTAACAAAAGAAAGTGAGGAGATATTACAACTAACAGATGGGGATGACCTGTACGCAGTCAGGAGGATACCTAAGAATAAGATGCAGCTACACGACTCAATGACTTACACTAAGTTATTCCAAGACAGCTTTAAGGCATTCATGAACCTTAGCCCAGCATCTCTAAAGATTGTACTTTACTCTATGTGTCACATAAGGCCATTAGCTAAGGTGACTATACTTAACCCACCTGACTTAATGGAACACTGCGGAATCAAGTCTGAGTCTACGATAAAAACAGCAATCACAGAGCTGGTAGCTGAGAAGATATTAGCACGTAAGTTAGGTTCTACTATAGAGTTCTGGGTGAACCCTAATGTTTATTTTAATGGGAATAGGCTGAGACTATTATAAATTCATTATTTTTGTATAATACAATCATAAATAAGTATTAGCATGGCAGTAAATTTAAAAAAAATCAAAGAGGCAATAGATTCAAAGAAGTCTGCTGGAATGAGTAAGTCAAAAACTGAGATGGATGAAAAAACTGTTGATGGCAAGAAAACAACTAGCACACTAACAGAAGCTGTAGAAGATGAAGATTTAGATGCATCTTACTATTCTAAAACAAAAGAAAAGAATGGTGAGCAAAAGGTTAAAACATTTACTAAGATTGAAACTGAAGATGGGCCAGAGTACTCAATGAAAAAGAACTTCAAGCCATTACTTGGTGTAAAATATAAAGAGGTAGACAAGGAAATATCTCCAAGAAGAGGTGAGAGAAAGATGGCTGAAATGAAAAAATTTATGAATAAATAGAAATGGCAAAGGTAAAAGGAACAACATCTCAGAAAATAACATTTGGTAAACGAAAAACAGGTTATGCTAAAAAAACTTATAACAAACATTCTCCTAAGCCTAAAGATTATAAAGGCCAAGGAAGAGGTTAAGATTGAAGAACCAGCTCCTATTGAGGAGAAAGGTGAATGGACTGAATTCAAACCAGTAAAGAAGCCTAAAGCTAAAAAGGTAGAAAAGGTTAAGCCTAATATTAAAAAACAAAAGAATGAAAGTAAACAAGCTAGGAGTAAAAAATAGTTTAGTTAATAACATTAACGCTAAGAAAAAGGCAGGTACATCTAAGCCTAAATCTAAGTCTACAGTAAGTAAGGCTGATTATAGTAAGTTGAAAACAGGTAAATGGTAATAGCATGATACCAGGCGTAACAAGAGTTAATGGAGGAATCATGTATAGAGGGGAGAGGTTCCCTGGCTTTAATAAGCCAAAGAATGCGCCTGCTGGTAGCCCAAAGAAAAAGGTGGTACTTGCTAAGAAAGGCAATAAGGTTAAAAAGATTGGATTTGGATACAGAGGCATGAGTGATTTCACTAAGCACAAGAACGAAAAAAGAAGAAGAAACTACTTAGCTCGTTCTGGTGGTATTAGAAACAAGTCAGGCGCCTTGACAAGAAATGATATATTCTCCGCCAACTATTGGGCTAGGAGAGTTCTATGGTAGATTTTTCTGGTTTTCATATTGATTTTTGGTTAGGCCCCTCCACCGCAAAGGAGGGGTTTTTTAATTGCATTCTTGCAATCCTCTAGTGAAATGAAATGCATGCAATTTTGTAGCTTTGCGCCATGCACCTATTTAAGATTTTTAGTTTCGGTAAAGTAATTTACAAAGGCCTCTACGACTCCTTGCAGGTGCTAGATAAGACTACGCCTAGCTTTAAAGGATGTGGTAATGAATTCCATGAAAATAGGGAATGGTGGGTGTCTGTAAACAATAAAAATGAGATTATTGCATACTGTGGTTCTATATATACAGAAGGCATCTGTATATTCAACAGAGCATGGGTGTCACCTAAGTTAAGAGGAAGGGGTATGCAAAAGAGAATGATAAGATTAAGACTTAAGAGAGCTAGAGAGATATCTAGAATCGTAATCACATATACTACACCAGATAACTACAATAGTGTAAACAATCTAATATCATGTGGGTTTAAGTTATACGGCCCAGAGTATGCATATGGTGGGAGACAAATGTTATACTTCATGCACAACTTAGGATAAAGTTCGCTAACTTTGCTTTTAAACAAAGGGATAATGAACATACTACACGGCAAGGCATTGGTGTTGGTAGACCCAGAGGCAAAGGCTAAAAAGAAGATAAGCACACCTTTTGGGGATATTGAATTACACCTAGCTACTGACTTTTCTTGGGATAGTAAAGTCAAAGAGTCTACCAATGGAATTTTATTAGAAAGCTTTCAGGGCGTACCAAAAGGTACCGAAGTTATTTTTAACCATCGTGCTACTACTCAGGACAATGAGATAGACGATAAAATATTTTTAATAGATGGGCCTTTCATATACTTCTACATGGACAATGGTGAACCTGTCCCATTTGACAATCACTATCTCATCAAAAGAATCAATAAGCCAAGAATTGAGTCAAAGTTTATGCATATACCAGATAACGTGCCCACAGAGGTTTATGACAACATCTTTGAGATTGTCAAGACCCCTAAAGGTTGCGATAAGTTCAAAGCAGGACAAAGAGTAATTGCATACAAATACAGCGACTACGCAATACCTTATGCTGTTGATGGAGTACACGGAACGGCAATTAGATTAAAAGAAGAAGACATATTAGCATTATATCATGAGCAAATATAATTTAGAAGAAGAGATTAGTCTCTACAGACAAGATGGTATCGTAGGCATGTACTACGCATTAAACAAGAAACTCAATGAGCTTACTAAAGCTATTGATGGTGCAGACATTAACTTCTCAGATAAAGACGACAAATCTTTTGATAGGTTGATGAAGGCAATGGTTGAGTGTAAATACATTGCTGAGAATATGAAATGGCTTCGCACAGAGTTTGCACTTACTGGAGATGAAGCTAAGGATAAGTCACATGCTTCTAGAAAACCATTAATTGAAACACTTACAAGGAATGCTTAGTCTTATACAACTAACCAGAACTGAATTAATAGAGATTGTAAGAGATTTAAAAAAACAGCTATATGCACTTGAGGCAAAGCGTAAAAGAAATATAGATGTATTAGAGAGAAGAGTTGTTAGGAAGAACGATAAGATAAGAAAGCAAAGTGGAATCATATTTATACTAGAGAAAAGACTTTATGGGCAAAAGCTAAAAACAAGCAAGGTAAAGACACAAGCTAAGAATGAGGCGTATGAAGAGGCTACAAATAATATTGTAAACAAAGAAAAGTCTCTGATTGATATTAGCAAGTACCACATGTCTATACTTGAGTTGTCAGAAGTATTTGGTGAGTCGCCAGCTACAATTGTAGTACTTTTATGGGCAGGGAGATATGAATACTATTCTAAGAAAGAGTTTAACATCAACTTCCCAGACTCCCCAATAAACTTTGTTAAGTATAATACTACACTGAATAAAAGAGGGTTATGTAATAAGTGGGATAATAAAAGGTACTACTATTACATATCAGCATCTGGCAAGGATATGATTGCAAGAATTAACAAGTACATAGAAAAACGAATGAATGGTTGAGACAGTAGAAATATACGGAATCAAGATTAAGCTACCTGAACGATTTAAAGTTCACAAGCGCTCAGAATACAAACGAGACCAAAAGTTTGAAAGGATTACATTCCCAGATAGCTTTTACTCAATTGAATTTGCTGAAGACGGAGTTGCGCTGTATAGCGAAGAGCAAGTGCAATACATTACGGATGAGTACGAAAAGATGAAGCATGGCTATTGGTTTTATAACAATGGCGTGCCAACATATATCACAGGCCTCCACTACTTCTATTTAAACTACTGGACACTAGAGGATGGCTCTAGGCCAGATTACAGAGATGCAGATAGAAGATGGTTTATTTACAGAGAGCATTGTGAATCATTGCCATACTGCTTTGGAGTTATACGTATTAAGAAGCGTCGTGAGGGAGCTACATCACAAGAGGCATGTGCGCTTGTTTACAAAGCGATTATGAAGCCTAAGTCTAACTGCGGAATAGTAAGTAAGACAGGTAATCCAGATGCTAGAGATGTGTTCCAGAAAATGGTTGTGTGGGGATACAAGAACCTACCAGTATTCTTAAAGCCATCTGTGGAAGATGAGACATCTAAAACAAGTTTAGTATTCTCTCCTCCAAAAAGAAAAACAAAAAGTAATACAAGAACTAAGGGTCAAGTATTTGATGATGACATGGGATTAGAGTCTGTGATTGATTACAGAAGCACTGCACTAAACTCATATGACTCTGGTCGTGTTACAGCAATACTTATTGACGAGGGTGGTAAGTGGCCAAAGGATGTGCCTATTAACAAGTACTGGCCTATTGTAAGAAAGACCCTAACGAAGGGTATGATTAAAGTAGGTTTTGCTGTTATACCATCTACTGTGAATGACTCTGATAATGGAGGTAATGAGTTTAAAGAATTATTTGATGGTAGCTATGCTAGCGAAACAAGCAAGTTTACGGCTACAGGATTGTACCAATACTTCTGCCCAGCATACGATGGGTATGAAGGTTTTATAGATGAGTATGGGATGTCTATTATTGATAAGCCCACGAAAGAACAACAGCAATACATTAAAGAAAAGTTTGGTATTGATATAGAGGTTGGAGCAAAGGACTTCTTGATGCAACAAAGAACACTTATCAAAGACCCTACTGCCTTATCTGAAGAGGTTAGAATGAACCCATTCTCAGTAGAGGAGGCATTTAAGATTGATGCCAAGAAATGTTATTTTGATAGCGAGATGATATACGAGCAGTTGAATATACTTTCAGTAGAGCCTGTCAGAAAAAGAAGAGGTAGATTCTTATGGAAGGATGGGGTAAAAGGTGGAGATGTTGTATTCAGCGATGCTACAGATGGGGAATGGAGTGTAATAGAACTACCAGATGTTTCCAACTTATCACAGCACGGAGATAGGGGTAGAGTCCCAGGAAACACACCTGTCTATGTGATGGGGGTTGACCCATTCAGAAACTCTATCGTAAACTCAAAGTATGGCTCTATGGGTTCAGCATGGATGATGAAAAAATTCAATGCCGCAGACCCAGAAAACACAGGATTGCCAGTTGCCCATTACTATGGAAGACCAAGATTAAAGACATTGTTTGATGAGGAAATGTTAAAGGCTGCTATCTACTATGGTTGCAAGATAGTATATGAGATGGATGCCAGTGATGATATTGTAAGAACTGCAATGGAGCTTAAGCTATTAAACTACTTAAGTAAAACTCCAGATTCTGCTATCAAGCCAGGCAAGGAAGGACAGAAAAATAAAGAGTGGGGAGTTAAGAGTTCTGACCCATACGCAATGGGACAACAGCTTGAATTAGCAATCCAGTACACAAATAGTCACATACACAAATTATATTATGAAGAGCTTTTAGAGGAAATGCTTGTTTACGACCATATGAATCGTACGGAATATGACCGTACAGTTAGTTTTATGATATCACTCCTTGGGATGATGGGTCATAGGACAAAACAGGAGTCTATGGTTAAAACATTGCCAATTCAAACCTTTAAGCTTAAATTGTAATATCTTTGTAAAATAAAGAGTTGTAATGTCTAATAACAGTAATGCATTATTGAATTTCCATTCCGCTTCTCCTGAAAAGAAGAGGACTATGGAATTTGGGTTGAAAATAGCCCAACATATTGAAAAACATTGGAAAAGTGAGTACTACACTGATAGAAACAAGAGAATTGAAAAAAATATCAAGTTTGCTACAGGAAAACAACCAATGCAAGAATACCTATCTCAAATGAGCTTGGATGGTAAGGATGTATATATTAACATAGATACAACACCTCCTCCTATCGCTCCTAAGTTTGTAGAGGTAATCATAGGCAGCTTGATGAAAAGAGAGGAGAAGCCTAGAGTATCAGCTGTAGACCCAGTATCATTACAACAGAAGTTTAACGACAAGTCTGACTCTAAGTTCTTAATGGAGAACATGGATTTTGTAAAGGAATTAGAAGGACAGCTAAATACCAAACTTGTAGATGAGAATCAGTTTATCCCAGAAGATAATGATGACTTAAATCTTTACTACGAGCTAGAGCATAGAATACCAGAAGAAATATTCTTTGAACAAGGTATTCAGTACGTATGGGACAGCAACTCAACTAATGTAATTAAAAGAAGAGTAATATTTGATGTAGTTACGGCTGGTTATGCTGGAACTAGAACTATAATGGATGAGCAAGGAAAGATTAAACTTAAGAGATGTATCCCTCAAAATCTAATCTACTCATTCTCTGAGTATGATGACTTTAGAGATGCATCATTTATAGGCGAGGTTCAACCAATGAAGATTAGCGAAATTCGTGTACTATACCCAGATTTAGATGAGGAGAAGCTATTCCAAATATCTCAGAAGGCTAAGAACAGACAATCTATTAGCAGATGGGATGAGAGATGGAGAAGCGCTGAGACTAGACCATATGACGAGTTAGCGGTAGACATTTTGATGTTTGAATTAAAGACAATTGATAATTTATTATATCAGGTTAAAAAGACTGCCAACGGCTCTGTAGCTGTTGACAAAAAGGAAAGAATGCCTGAAAGACTTGGAGAGAATAAAGAAATGATTGACAAATCAATCTTCGTAATCTATCAAGGTGCTTATGTTATTGATAGCAATATCATGATTGAATGGAAGAAGCAGAAGAACATGATTAAACCTTCTATGCCAGAAAGAATGGCTGAGGCTTATTTCAGTTATTCTCTTTATATGCCAGACAACTACGAGTTAAAGAACTTACCAATGATTCAGCGTATGGAAACATCTATACGTCAAATGACATTGACACATCTTAAGATTCAACAATTAGTTGCTAAGATGAGACCTTCTGGTTTAATGATTGACATCAACAACCTTAGAAATATATCTTTAGGTGAAGGAAAGACAGTTGAGCCATTAGAGTTACAAAAGATTTACGACCAGACTGGTAACATGTACTATAGTGGTCAAGATGAAGAGGGTAACAGACAAGGGCCTCCAATACAAGAGCTTACAAATAGCGGTTCTGTAGCTCAGTTACAAGAGCTTATTAATATATTCAACTACTACTTAAGTAGATTAAGAGAAGAAACTGGTATCAATGAATTAAGAGATGGTGCAGGCGTTAACCCAAGACTTGGTAACAAACAAATGCAGGCTGGTATAGCAGCGTCTAACAACGCTACTGACTTCATCTATGATTCTTATATCAATATCATTGAAAACACAATGATGAAGTGTGGTATTTTATTGACTGATGCTGTTAAGTATAAGGTTAAAGAATACTCTAATTTAATTAAGGTTCCTGTTGATAATAGATATTTTGACATCAAGGTTGAGATGATGCCTGATGATGATTACAGACAATTCTTAGAGCAAATGGTACAATCTGCCTTATCTGGTGGAGCTATTGACTTTGAGACAGCGTTTAATATTAGAAATATTAAGAATGTTAAGCTAGGAGAACTTTATCTAGCTAGAGCTACTAAGAAGAAGCAAAAAGAATCTCAACAACAGGCTCAGCAAAACGCACAAATGAATGCTCAGTCACAGCAAGAGTCATTGCAATTAAAGGCACAAGCTGATATGCAATTAGAGCAAATGCAGGGTGAGTATAAAGTAGGGGCTGTAAAGGTTGAGCAAGAAATGAGAGGTGATAATGATATGCAGACATTTGTTATGGGTATCTTACAGAAATCATTTGAAATGGATAAACCATTGACTCCAGAGCTTCAGAATATAGTTAACATGTATTTTCAGAAAGAACAACAAAAACAACTAGCTTTGCAACAGCAGGCTGAACAGCAAGCCCAACAAGAGGCTATGGCTCAACAACAGGCACAACAACAGGGATAAACATAAAAACAAAAAACTATGACTACAAATGAAGTAAATCCATTTGATACTGGTGCATGGAAAGACGATGAGTCTACCACTCCAGATACTAATGGAGAACAAACTACTACTGACGAAACAAAAGTAGACACACAAGACAAAACCACAGAAGATGGCGAAGCAAAACCAGACACAACCGCAGTGGATGACACCAAGAAGGATGATGGCGTTAACAACGAAGCAGTTGATAAGACGACTGATGAGGGCGAATCTGGAGATACTTCTACGCAGGCTGAACCTGAACTAACATTCAAGAATGAGCTTTCTAAAAGAGTATTTGATGCTATCTTATCTGGCAATTATGCAGATGTTGCTCCTATTATCTACGAGCAGTCTGTGTTATCAAACTTAGATAAACTAAGCCCTCAAGATGCCGTTAAGTTACAAATGCAGTATGAGAATCCTGACATGAGTAGCGAAGATATTGAGAAGGAGTTTAAGGACAGATATGAGTTTGAAGAAGAAAAGGTAGATACAGAATTCATGACTGAAGAGGAAATTAAAGCCCATCAGAAAAGAGTTGAGAAAGAAAGAAAGTCTTTTGAAAAAGAGTTAAAGCGTGACGCTAGAGATGCTGTAAGGTTTCTATCTGAAAAAAGAGAAGATATTGATATTCCTAACATCAACGAGTACATTAACTCAAAAGCTCCACAAGCTCCAGACAATTCTAAAGAAATAGATGAGTACAATGCTTATATGGAGACTGAAAGAAAGAAGTATGAAGACTCTATTGAGCCTTCTTTAGAAAAAATTACTCCATTTGAGCTAGAGTTTAAGGATGACGAGGTTAACTTTAAAGTAAACTTTGTGCCTAACAAGGAAGACTTGGAAGGAATGAAGGATAAGCTAAAAGCATTTACCTTAGAAGACTATTTTGGCCCAGAGTATTATAATCAAGAAAAAGGAGAGTATAACACAGCTAAATTAGCTGAAGATATATACTGGAGAGAAAACAGGGAGAAGATTGTTAAGTCAATCGTATCTCAGGCAGTAGCTTCGGCTAAAGCAGACATGCTAAAAAAGATTAAAGGCGTAAGCATTGGTGACGCCCCATCATCTTCATCATCTTCAAATACATCTAGTAGAAGTGAGTTAGATAACTTTGTAGATAAATTATATAGCATGTAATCCCCGCTATAGTCTCAGTATTATAGCCCTGACCCCTACCTAAAAAGTAGGGGTTTTTGTTTATTGTAAACAATTAAAAAAATATATATATCTTTGTGTTAGATTTTTTATTTAGCAGTGCGCTAAGTTCTTATAGGCCAAGTGCGGTCAACAACATCATCACAACATTATTGGTATTTGTGCATTAGCACACCATGAGTTCAATTCTCAGGAATGTTCTATTTTTTTAAAACAAAAATGTCAAATAAAAATGGCTATTAATCAACCAGCTGGTGTACAGCTAACAAATGGCGTAGGTCGCCAGTTTGTAAGTGACTTGTCACTTTTGAAGCCTCAATATTTTGAAAAATTTGTTGAGAAGTATGGCAACCAAAACTACACTCAATTATTAGAGATGGTAGGTTTGAAAGCAGTAGTTCCTTCTCGTGAATTTTTCCACTTTGAGTCTTACGGTAAATTGCATTCTTCTGCAAAGATTACTGCATCTACCACTACTTCTGTTACTAACACAGGAGTAACTGTAACTTTAACTGCAGGTTCTCACTACAACAGTGGTGCTCAATCTCCTATTCGTGTAGGTGAGGTTGTTGAAGCTGCTAGCTCTGGAGTTCAGTACAAAATTACAGCAGTAAACAAAGGTACTTCAGGTGCACACACTGCAACTATCGTTCCTTTAAAGAATGCAAGTTCTACTTTGGCTGCAGGTGAAGTTTTATTGTTCCGTGGTGTTACAGAAGCTGGTGAAGCATCTGATGCTGCAGATACAATTGCAAACTTAACTGAGAAGAAGCTTTTCACAACAACTGAAATTCGTGAAGATTTCAAAATCACTGACCGTGCTAAGATTGAAGAAATTTACTTGGATTTCCCAGGTGGTTCTTTCTACACTTACAAAGGTTTAGATGAGGCTGTAAGACGTTTCATGAATAACAAAGAGTTCAAGTTAATCTTCGGTTCTGATGCTAATAACATCGCAGGTACTGTAGGTTCTAAAGGTTTAATTCCTCAAATTGAAGCTGATGGCCAAACTTATCAATATGATACAGTTGGTAACACTGCAGGTTTCGGTATTGAAGATTTCCATAACTTAGTTCGTCAGATTGATTTCAATGGTGGTGCTCAAGAATACCATTTCTTAATGGATTCTTACTTGAGAACTGCAGTTGATGATTCTTTATTTGCTAAGTATACTAATGGTGCTATCCAATGGGCTTCTGTTGGTGGTTCTCAGGATGTAGCTATCAAATACGGTTTTGATTCAATCAAGATTGATGGTGTTACTTTCCACTTGAAGAAATACTTACCATTCAACGCAGAAGCTGTTTACGGACAAGCTTTAGCTAACAATGCTAACAAGTATGACTTCTTCGGTGCGTTAATTCCAATGAAAGATGGTCGTGATGCTCAAACTGGTGACAAAATCCCTGCTTTACGTGTAGTATGCAATGAGGTTGAAGCTGGTAAAGAAATCAAGGTTTGGGAAACTGGTGCTTTGGCTAAGGTTCCTACATCTAGCAAAATGGAGTTAAATGTACACCACATGGGTTATTGCGGATTACAAATGTTCGCAGCTAACCAATTCTTAGTAGTTAAGAAGTAGTAGTGTTATAGTTTTAAATCCCAATGTAAGGCCCTCCAGTTCTCTGGGGGGCTTTTTTTATTTGGTAGATTGATTACTGGGGGTTATTTTTGTTATGCTTAGGTTTTCACTTTCATTTAAATTGTCCACGAGCCCTGTTTCTACAGGGCTTTTTTAATTAAAATACCTATCTTTGCCTAAAAGGATAAAACATGGCACTATCAAAAACCAAAAAGGTTTTGGATGAGAATGGCGATATTATTGACCAATCTGAACCAACAACCGAACAGGCTTTATCTGCAGTCGCAGTAGAAGAAGCCCCAATCGTAAAGAAAAAAGAAGTAAAAAAGGAAGAACCTAAGACTTATGTTTTTAGGTTAATTACAAACGCCTCTCCAAGTGACAAGCGTCAATTTCCTCCTCGTTTCATGGTAGCAAACACAGATATTGTGTACGACAGTGAAACTGGTATGAAAAGAGCTGTAAGATACTTGCCTGGCGTAAACACATTATGGGCTGATGAGCAAGACTCTTTGCCTGAGAATGTTGTAAACAAAAGGCCTAATATCGGATTTATGGATGGATACATGTATGTACCATCTTCTGATACTATGCTTGTTAAGTTCTTGACTATTAGCAATAGATGCATTAATAACGAGAACAGAGACGAAAATGTTCAACCAACTTACGAGTTGATGAACTTTGAGGCTATGAGCAAGAAGAAAATAGAATCAGTTAAAACTAAGCATGAGGCTATGAAAGTAGCGCTTTCTGCATCTGATGAAACAATGATGGAGCATGCTGAATACTTAGGTATTACAAGTATTAATGCTCAGGGTATTGAAAAGGATGAAGATGAGATTCGTGTAGAATACGTAGCTGTAGCTGAAAATAAGCCAGATGTATTTTTGAAATCATACAATAATCCTACAACAAAAGCGTTTGCATTGATTAAGAGAGCTTTTGCTATCGGTAAAATCACAGAGTCTATTGTTTTAGGTCAGGTTCATTGGGCTGAGACTCGTTCTCTAATAGCTACAATACCTTCTGGAATTAGCACAATTGACCATTTGGTTAAGTTCTGTTTCAAGGAAGGGGATGGACAAAGATTCTACGATAGACTAAAGTCTGAAAAATAGTTTCTTAGGTTTTGTTAGTAAATATTAAGGAGGTGCTGTAATTAGCACCTCTTTTATTTAAAATGCGTAATTTTGTAACAAATGGCTACAACTCAACAATTATACGACAGCGCCCAGTTCTTGATTAACAAGTACGATGGGTCATTCATGGACAATCAGGAGTTCTTACAGGCATACAATATGGCTGCTTTAGACTACTACAATTTCCTAACAGATAAGGCATTTGCTCAAATGAGTCAGATGGGTATCTACAATACTCCTACGAACTCTGATTATTATATAACTGAAGCCTTGTCTCCATTTGTGATTGACGAACTATCTTTAGCTTCTCCTTATGCTAAACCAGCAAATTTTGGGAGAATAATATACTTAAGAGTTGCTTATAGTTCTGGAACTCAAGCAGCTTCAGTATTTGCGCAAAGAATTGATTTAACTGAGCTTGATAGCAAGTTAAACTCATCTATAGACACGCCTATTGTAACAGAACCTATCTTTACAGAGACAACTAATAACTTTAAGATATACCCAGCAGGGCAAACTGGTGTTTGGTTAAGCTATTACAAGAGACCAGCTGTTTATACTACGGTTGACTCTACAGCAGTAGAGTGGAACGATACAGAAGTAAATCAAGTATTATTTAGAACTATAGGATACTTAGGAATTAATTTAAAAGACCCTAGTATCATACAATTCGGAAACATTAAAAAGAATGATTAATGACAAGGAATCAGGCGATAGAGTTAATTAAAAGAACGCACTACGGTGGGCTTGTTCCTGTTGACGCATCTCACTCAGACAGAGAAGTTAATCTTATGTTAAACATTGGTATTTCTGTGGCTGCTATTCGTAACTACAGAGAAAGCGTAAATGTAAGCAATGAAGAGTTTATTGGAGATGCATTTTATGTTACATTAAGCAATTTAGCTATTGATTCTAATAACGAAGTTGAAACAAGCTATACTCCAATTGGATTAAGCGTTGGTATGGTTATCTCTGGTTTATCTGTATCTGGTTTAGAAAAACAGCCTATACCAATTGAAGGAAAAGATGTGTTCTTATGGGATGAACTTCCTATGGAGAAAGGTAGAGCTGGGTATCACATTAACGGAAGTAAGATTAAGTTCTTGTCAAAAATACCACTAACATCAAAAACTGTTAGCGTAAGAATGGCTGGTGTGCCAGATACAAATGATTTAAACAGCGAGTTGAATATACCTTCAGACCAATTATCAGTTGCAATGGAGTATGTAATTAGCTTACTAGATAAAAGAAGACAAGAAGATATTGCATCAAGAACAGCAAAATAATAGAAAATGAAATTATCTAAAATAATATACGAATACATAAACCAAGCTGGGCATACAAATGCTCACTACAGAAGGCTTTATAGTATCGGTGTTCGTGGAGTTAAAGAAGCTGAACTTGATGTGCTTGGTGATGCTAAAGTTACAAGAGTATCTGTATTGCCTAATAAAACAGCTAAGTTACCAGATGACTGTCTTAATGTGCTTAACATAGGCGTAGAGAATGGTCTTGGTCAATTAGCTGTTCTAAAGAAAGACCCAACAATGACTGGGTATAGAAAAGAAAGTGATTTAAGATTAGAACAAGACTTTGGTAAAGTAGCGGTTGATACGACTAGAATAAGAGACTTTGCATATATCAATGCAATGGAAGGTTCTGCATCTTATAAGGCTTTTGGCGCTTATGATAAAACTAGCTTTGTTGGTTCTTATAAAATAGAAGACGGATTTATTATATTGAATCCAGAGTTTGGATATGACTACTTATTAGTAGAAGGTATTATGTCTGTTGACGAAACAGATGTAGATGTAGAACCGATTGCAGAAGAGACTATTATTGCTTATCTTGCATGGAAGGATGCGCAATATATGCCTACAGGAAGAAAGATGAATTTATCAGAGAAGGCTATGAGAAAAACTGAGTTTTATAATCAAAAGAGATTATTAAAGGCTAGAGTTATGAAAGTATTGCCATCTGATGCGAGAAGCGTTACATTTGACAGCGAAAAGCTTATAGTAAAATAATATGGCTCAATTTCAACAGACTAAGGTTATAGAAGGAGGCTTGAACTCCGATTTAGATAAGGTAGAATTTTTACCGTCAGGTGATTTTATTGATGCTAAAAACATCACCACACATGGTGGAATAAATAATATTATTGGTAATAGTCAAATCCAATTAAAGGATACAGATGGTACCACAAACTTTACCTTAACTACATCTCACACAATTGTAGGTTCTGTTCTTAACTCTTTAAGAGATTCTGTTCTATACCTTATTGCACATGCTACAGGCAACCATTTATTGGTTGAGTACAAGCAACAGACCAATACGGCTAAGATATTAGTAAAATGTGGAACTGGTGGCAATGCTGAGTCTGGTGCACTTAACTTATCAGAATCAGTTCAAAGCCATAATGTTAGAATTATAAATAGAGCAGATACAGCCGAAGAGGGGGACTTATTATTCTGGTTGGATAAAGATTACATTCCAAGAAAGATAAACCTTAGAAAGGCTTCTAATGGAGGATATGGTGCAACTATACCTGCGGAATATACAACCGTTATTAAAAAAGCACCTTTATACGCTCCTTTGAGTGTAAATTTAATAAAGTCTACTACTGGAAGTCTAAATACTCAAAGTAAGATTTATCAGTTTGCATATAGATATATTTACGATGACTATGAAAAGTCTGTATTTTCTCCTATATCAAACGCACTGATTCCTTATTATATTTTTAATGAAACAAATATTATACCTACAGATAATGCAACTGCATACAATTCTGTGTCTATGGTATTAAAGTCTGGAGCTGGAAATGTTAAAAATATTGAAATTATATACAGAGAATTTTCTGATGGCATATGGAGCAACTTCTATAGTATAGACACTATAGCATCTAGCACAGGTGATATTACATACGTATTTACTGGAACTGGTCAAAAGATTCCATTAGATAATTCAGAGGCCCCAGATGTACTTCAATTTGACTATGTTCCAAATACTGCAAGAGCTCAAGAAATTGTAAATGGTAATGTTATAGCTTATGGAAACTTTACAGAAGGATATGATAAGACTGCTATTAATGGCACGGCTGCATTGTATTCGGATACTTACCTTGGTACAAACTCAATGTTTTCAACTGGGGTTGTATTAAACAAGGCTTCAAATATGTTCTTAAGCCCAGGTGGCAAGTATAAAATTGGAGTTGTTTACATGGATGAATATGGTAGAAATGCTGGTGTATTTACAAAACCAGAGTTTATTGTAGATGTGCCACACGAGCAATGGGATTTAGGGGCTGGTAATAATGTTAGAAAAACACATCTTCCATCTCTTGCAATTTCAACAGCTGCACCATCTTGGGCTAAGTTTTTTAGACTTGCTATTACAGATGATAATAACTACGAATCTGAAATAATAACAGATATAATTGATTTTAAGTACGCTTCAGTGTCTTCTACAGCTGGAGAGACTTGTTCTTTATCAAATATAACATTCCCTGCTGCTCCAAATAGCGGCCCAGATAGTTCTTTAATAACCTACTTACCTTATAGCGGAAGTAATACATTGAAATTAACTTACAATAATTGTGATACAAATGCTTCTACTACATTGTATTATCCAAATAGCAGTACATCATTTGTAGCAAGATATAGAAATAAATTAATCTCAGACCCTACTAGATTCTTGTTTGAATATAAAAAGATAGCTGCTGCTGTTCTAGGAACTCATTATACAGTAACAGTTAATTCAGCTGGGAGTGGTGGTGGAACGATACCAGCAACAGATTTTCAGTATGTAACCGCTTCTGGCCAAACTGCAACAATTAGATATGTAGGTACTACAGTTGTTTCTAATATTAGTTTTAATATAGCATTTAATACAGCATTTGGAAGAGTACCATCAACTGGGAATTTTACATACACAATAGCAGGCCCATTATCACAAAATGATACTTTTACAGTGACAATGTATGCATCTAGTGCAACTGTAACTGGAGCATTTTTCTTTACTTCATCTTATGGTGCAACACAACCTAATATTACAATAACAAATAGTACAACATCTGATTTATTTGCTTATGTAAATAGTACTAAATATACTATTGCTGGAAGCGGAACACTAACAACTGATGTGCCTTCAGGTTATACTGTAAGCGCATTTAGATATAATACAGTAACTGGTTCTGCTACTAATGCAGACATTACAGTATCTGTTTCTGACTCAGGGATACTTCCTGGTTCTGGTGCAATTATACCAAAGCAATTAATAGCTAGGGTGTCAAATATGGGTTATACTTTTGAAAATGGTGATTATGTATCTTTTGTATACGATTACTATAAGGATAAACAAACAAGTGGTCAATACTTAGGCAAAGGTGTAAACAACAGCGTGTTTAGAATTATAGACCAATTACTAGACCCAGATTTTATTGAATCTAATGGTACGACTTCTACATTAGAAGGCTCTTGGATACAATTAGAAGAAACAGCTAAATCGTTTTTAGATACAAGTGGTGATACATCTGGTACACCTCAAATTATAGGTTTAAAGGCTAGGATATTAAGACAAAAGAAAACATCTTCAATAAGCGCAGGTGGTGATGTATTCTATGAAATACCATTAACTTACGCAACAGCTGCATACACATTGGATTCAGTTATACAAATGGATTCAGCAGGGGATTGTGTATACAAGTCTGATTATGTTATATTAGAAGGGGAGGGAGCAGCTGGTTCTGCTACTGAAGTTGGAGGAAAGAATGATACCGTTCAAAGGGTATTCTATAGTTCAGTCCCTACTAAAAGTTATTTAATATCACAAGATAAGGGCTCGCCTTTATTCTTAGCTAAGATTAATAAACATGGAAGGCCATCTATAGAAGATAGACAAGCTAGACAAAGAACATTCCCTGGAACTATTAGATGGTCTCAGAACTTAGAATTTAATAGTAACATTAATGGTCTTAATAGATTCTTATACTTAGACTTTAAAGATTTAGATGCTTCATTTGGTGCTATCAAAAGGTTATCTGTAAGAGACAGAATGCTGAGAGTGTACCAAGAAGACAAAGTGGGTATGTTACCTGTGTATCAGTCAATCATAACTAATGCTAGTGGTGGTACAGACTTAACACTATCTACTGAGCTATTTAATAATGTTCAATACTACTCTGGTAACTACTCAATAGGTAATGCCACAGGAAGCCTTATTTCAGACTCATATGCGGACTATTTCGTAGATGACATAAGAAAGGCTATCTGTAGACTTGGACAGGAAGGAATCACTCCTATTACGGTTACAAACAATATGAATAAGTGGGCTACATCAAATATTAAAGATGATGCAACTTATACTGCTGGTTATGATGCTGAAAATAGATTAGCTATCTTCTCTTCTGTAAAAGGTGCTGATACATTTACAATAGCTTTCTCAGAAAGGAAAGACAGATTTGAATCATTCTATACATACTATCCAAAGTCAATCATATCTCTAAACAATAAGTTGATTACAACAAATGATAGAGGTGGATTCTGGATTCATTCTAGTGCTGTTCCAAGATGTAATTTCTATGGCACACAGCAAAACACAAGCATAAGAATTGTGTTGAATGAGAGTCCTATGACCAAAAAAATATTTATGACTATGACTCAGATAGGTAACTATCATTGGAACGCTAGCTTAGTAAGAGGCTCTGCAAACACAGTTGACTCATCTATCCCATCGTCTTTCTTTAGAAAGCAGGAAGGATTTTATAACGCTCCTTTCTTAAGAGATGGAGGAATTGCAACACCAACAGTAGGCAGACCAATACGTGGTAATTCATGTGTAGTAGAATTAACTTCTCCGACACCTAGTAATTACGTAACTTTGCTTATGTTAAAATACACATATAACGAATCTAAAATAAATTAACATGATTGGTCAATTAATAGGTGCTGGCTTAAGCGCAATAGGTGGTATAGCTGGAGTAATAGGAGGCGGTAAAGCTGCTAAAAGAGCTAAGGCAGAAATGGATAGACTTGGGTCTATGGAGCCACAGGCTGAAACTGATGCGTTCTATGCCCAAAACGTAGCTGCTGCTGGACAAGCTGGACAAGAGCAAATGAAATATGCAAACCAATTGGCTGGTATGGGTACTGCTTTTTCTAAAGATATAGCAGCTCAACAATCTCAATTTGGTCAACAATATCAAGCAGGTGCAGAAAAAGCTGCAAGAGGAACAGAAAGATTGGGCCAAATGGCATTCCAAAGAGGACTAGGGGCGGCTGGTGTAATGGGGATGGATGCGCTTGCGCAAACAGGTGCTACAGCAATGAGAAGTGCTTCTGATAGAAGAATGGGAGCTGGCATGGCAGGAGCATTAGCAAGAAATCAAATGCAAGGAATTAATCAATTAGTTGGTCAAGGATATCAAGCTCAAACTCAAGGATTAGGAGCTTTAATGAGTTCTCAGCAAGCGGCAGCTAATATGAGACAACAAGCACTTGGAACTGTTTATCAAACAGGACTTCAAGCTAAGCAATTAGGATTTGGAGCAGAAACTGCTGGTGTTCAAGGTCAACAACAAGCTGGTCTTACTGGATTCCAATTAGGCTCTCAAGCTGGATTGCAAATGGCTGGAGCAAACGAAAGAACAAACCAAGCAAAATGGGAATCATGGGCTAATAAATACCAAGGAGCAAGAGGAGACTTAGCAGCAGCAAACGCACAAAAATCTGCTGGGTGGGGAGCAATAGCAGGTGCAGCTGGTTCTGCATTAGGAAGTGGGATATTAGGTGGGTTAGGAGGAGCTGCAAAATCGGCTTCATCTGCTGCATCTGGATTAAACTTAAATAGCTTTGCAAGCGGACAGAATCCTGCTGCATTCGGTACTAACTTTATGAAATTCAAATAATATGAGTAGAAGACTTGAAAATATACAAACTGGTTTTGTTGACTATGGCAAAGCAGCAGAAAATCTTAACCAAAACTTTTTGCAGGCTACTAAAATACGATTTGAAGAAGATGATAGGCAAAGACGTATTCAGCAAGAAGAAGACGCTAGATTAGCTTCTGGTGCACAGTTGTATGCAGGATGGATGGATGAGGTTGATAAGATGGAAAATGGGCTAGATGAAACTTCTAGACTAAAGCTTGTAGAAAGATTTAATGAAGTAAAGTCAGGATATAGAGGTTTGCAAGAGGCTATTAGCAAAGGAGTTAAGGTTGGTACTCCTCAATACTATGAATTATATAATCAGATTAATACAAAGAAAAAATCAGTACTAGAACAAATAGGCGTTATTAAGCAAATAAATGAATCTATTGATTCTGTTGTAAAAAATAGAGCTGCTGGATTAATAACAAGACCAGAGGTAGAATCTAGAATAAAGACACTAAAGGATTCAGTATTAAATGGAGAATGGAAACCTTCTATGGGCTTGATTACCCCACAGGAGGTAGCAATGAGTTCATATAAGCCAGCTCAATCTTTATTTAATTCTATATCTAATTCTATTAAACCTAGAGAAATACAAGATGCAGACTATGACTCTAGCGGTAAAAAAATAAAAACAACTACTAGACTTGTACCAGGTTTAAGTGAGACACTATCTTCTGTTCAAAGCGTATTAGATAATTCAGCTCAAAGAGATATTTTAGATGTGCCTGTTCAGTTAAATGAATGGAAGTCTAAAAATCCAGAAGAATCAGAAAGATATAAGATATACTTAACTTATATGAATAGTGATGTTGCAAAAACTGACGAGAGGTACAACGATATTGGTATAAAAACTCCAGAAGAATTTAATGAGTATGATTACACTTTTATGGAGGTAATAGCTAAAAAGTATAGACCAAATGCAAAAGAAATAGAGCGTATGGCTCCAAAAGGTTCAGGAAAAGGAAGTATCTCAAAAGAGACTCAAATGAAACTTGATACCATGTTTGATAATATATGGTCTGGAGATGCACAAAAAAGATTAGCAGAAATACAGAGAGTTACTGGAGCATTACAGACAGTAGGATGGAAGGTGACAATGAATGGTAATGTTATGACAGCAACTAAAGGAGGAAATAAATTAAGTCCATTTGCTAAGACTGTAACATACAATATAGATTTTTCTCAAAAGAATCCTCAGAATGTATCAGCTACTCAGGCAATGCTAAAAGATTATGGGGCTCAAGTGCAGGGATTTTAAAATCATCAAAATAAAAACATAACTTTGCTTATATACCAAGGTTATGAATTTTGAACAAAATTTTAGTCCATTAGACCCCAACAGTGAAGAGTATCAATCAGTAGATAATTTTGGACAAGAGTTAGACCCTCTTGCGCCTAAAAAACCAAAAACAATACCAGGTACAAATGTTCCAATAGGGGGCACTGGTATACCTGTTACAAAGGTAGATAAGCCATTTACTCAAATTGAGAATTCTATTAAGTCTGTTAAGACAGCTAATACAGAATACCAAAACTTACTTGCCAAAAAAGGTGGTGCAAGCTCTGTTTATGGAGAAGCCCCTGGCGATGAAATAGAGAGAAATAAGCAATTTACATCTGCGTTAAAATCACAATCTGACGAGTTATTAAAAAAATATTCTAATGATATTAATAAACCTATAGACCAGGTTATTTCTTCTGGTAAATGGGAGGAATATATAACTGAATCTGGAGGGTTTAATTACGACAAAGCAAGAGGTTACTTTGACTATGTAGTAAAGCAAAATGGTGGTGGAACATACGTAAGAGACTTAATGATATCTAAGTTTCAAAATGCAGTAGTTGCCAAGAAAAATGAAAAAGATGTAAAGCCATTCTTAAAAGAAGAGATTGCTAAGACTGGATTAAATCTAGATAAAGATGGCAATGTAGACTTTGCAAGTATTATAGGTACTGAAAACTTAAAAGCTGGCCAAGAGGCTAAATTAAAGTCTATTGCACCTGCTCAATTTAACAAATTACAGTTAATAGAAAGCGATTCTGAAAAGCAGGTTAATCAATTACTTAATGCATCAAAAGATGTGTTTAAGCAGGAAGAACTTAAGTTTAATACATTAAAACAGCAGGTTCAGGCTCAGTTAACAGCTGGTCAAATAACACAAGAAGAGGCACAGAATACAATTAATGATGCACTATCTGGTATTAATCAAATGTCAGAGTCATTAAATAATGATTTTCAGAAAGCTGTTAGAGATATCAGAGTAAAGACTTCTTCTAAGTATGCAAGAATATCTAAAGAGATTGGAGCTATTGGCTCTGGTATGTCATTAGATGATATTATATCTGGTTTACCAAAAGATAAGCAAAAAGAAGTAAGAGATAGAGTTGAAGCTGCTAAGGCGAAGGTAAATATTGCATATGAAAATGCTTACTCAAAATTATCTTCTACAAAAAATGAAGGCAAGAAAGCACAAGAATCTATGATAGGACTTGGTGGACTTGCTGGAAAATCATTCTTAAGTGGGTGGAATAATGGCTTAGCTTCATTAGGAGGTTATCTTAACATGAACGGAATTGATAACAGTTTTGCAGATTGGTTAAGAGCTCATTCTACAACAGGAGAAGAATTAGCTCCAGCACAATACGAGTGGAGTGGTAAAGAATGGTATAAAAGAGGTATCTCTTCTGCTATGCAATCAACAGGTATGAGTCTACCTACAATGGCACCTACATTAGCTATTACAGCAGCTGGAACAGCAGCTGGAGTACCTGCGGTAGGTCTTGCTGTTATAAATGGTGTATTAGGATATTTAGGAGAAAGAAACCAAAACTCATTTGAAGTATACGATAAAGAGATTAAGAAAGGTAGTAATCCAAATGATGCTTTAATTAAAGCGGAAACATTTGAAAGAATGTCTGTTTCTGAATTGCCATTCCATTTATTAGGAGGTTTAGCTGACGTTAAATTATTCCAACTTGGAGCAAGTGCTACAAAGAGTGCAGGCAAGGGAGTTAAGTCTATTGTTACAGAATATGGGAAAAGCTTTGGAGGGGAATTATTAGAAGAGTATCCAACTGAGTTATTACAAAACTATAATCAAGCAAAACTTGATGGGTATAAAGGTAGCTTATTTGAATATGGAGCATCTAACCCAGAATTATTTTTAGATACATTAGTATCTACATTAGGTCAAGGCAGTGTGTTTGCTGGTGCTGGTAAAGTATTTGGGGCATTCACAAGCGCAGCCCCAGAATCAAGAATTCAGTTTTATACTGACATGATTCAAAAGAATGGGATTGAATATGCTAAGACGGTTGCGAAGAAGTATTATGATTCAGGTATATTAGATGGTGCAACTGCAACTTCTGTGTCAGCTGAAATTGATGATGCTTCTAAAATATATTCAGACTTATTAGAGTCTGGTTTAGATGACAATGCTGCTAAATTGTATGTAGCAATGCATTATCAGTCTAAGAGCTTATCTTCAAAAGCGGATAATAAAAAAGAATCTGTAATGGGTTCTCTTGCTAAGTTACAGCTTGCTAATACACAATCTCAAATGAAGGAATTAGCTAATGGAACACTCCCATATGTTGTTATGGAGATACCAGGAGGCGAAAACTCTTCAAGAGTAATATCATTACAAGACTTTAACACACTTACTCCTGCTCAAAAAACAAATGTAATACAAGCATCTAACTCAATCAGTGTAATAAATGATGAAGACGCTAACACGTCATTACAAGAGCAAAAGAAGCAGTTAGGCAATACACCTAATGCTCCTGTTGGTCTATTTACCAATAACATTAAAACAACTCAAGATGCCACTCAAGAAAGCACAAGGGAAGAGCAAATCAGCACTGAACAAGGCGGTATCAGCCAATATCAGGGAACTCAACCAATCCAAGAACAAGCGACCAATGAAACAAAAGATAGCAATCGCCCTATCAGCGGCACGAAGAAAGTAATAACGCTTCAGAATATAAATGAGATTGAACAGATTGAAGGCAATAATACTCAGAAAAAAGTATTAGGCGATGTAAAAAATGTTACGTCATCAATAGCTGGATTTGTTCAGCAAGATACAGGCAGCGAATTAAAGGTTAATATACACGACCAAAACTCATTTACACAGGCTGTATTAGAAGCTGGTGGAACACAACAAGATGCAAAGTCAAAAGGGTTCTATATGTCTTCAGATGGAAACATACATTTAAACATGGACAATGTTTCAGAGGACACAATGTTACACGAAGGATTCCATCCTGTGTTAGACTATATAGAAAAAAATAGTCCAGACACAATGAATAGCCTTTTTGAGCAATTAAAGTCTATACCTCAAGCTCAAGATTTTGTTCAGAAAGCTGAGGCTGCTTACAATGAGAATGGTAGTATTACTGTTAAAAAAGAAGCAATTACAGACTTTATAGCTAACGTAGCTAATGGTAACGTTAAGGTTGATGCTACTAATTTAGAGACATTAAAGAATTATATAATAGGGTTGTTAAATAAGTTAGGGTTAAATCTTAAGCAGAATAGAATTTTAAATTTAGAAACTGCAGAAGACTTAAAGAATCTAGCTACATTTATAACAGAAAAGTTTACCTCTGGAAGTGAAATAACACAATCAGAACTTGGAAAATTTGTAGAAACCAAACCTACTGCTGAAAATCCAATTGCAAAATCTGGACAACTTCAATTTAGTAAAACAATATATGGTGAGTCTGGTATAGAAAAATCTCCAGCACTGGATAGTGACGAGTTTGTTCAAGCTGTTCAAGATGGTAGAATATCTGTATCTAACCCATATCAATCTTTGATGGGTAAGTTTTTTGGGATTACATTCCCAGATGATTTATTTACTGGAGAACTAAAAGTAAATGGAGAAACTGTAGGTTTTGGGTTCGGTGGAGTTTTTTATGTTGCAAAATTTGGAGCTAAAGGATTAGCTTGGGCATCAGTTGGCAAGCAGTCAGCAAGCAACTTTACTATACAAGCTAATGCAAGCTTAAAAAAGAATAACGGAGAAGGTATTATTGTTTTATCAAAAGGAGATGATATTAAGCATGCTACATCTCTTCAAGCAAAGGTTGCATTTATTAATACATTATTGAAGTACGCTGAAAACAATAATCAAGGAGAGTCTTTGGTTAAGTCTATAAGAAAAATATATAATATTGGTAACGCAAAGAGTCCTAGTAAAATTATTGAGTACTTTAATAATTACCTAGCTTCTGGAAGAATGGAATCTGGTCAAACAATGTTTGATGCTAAGGGTTCATTTGACAACTTAATGACTTCTATAATAAAAGAAGCGCAGCCTGTTATTACAAAAATGTTTCAAGATATGGGGCTTGAAGGAGATACATATTTTGATAAAACTCAATTAAGAAAGGATAATAAAATAGCTACTACAAAGGGTTTAAAGTCTTTGTATGCAGACATGCTTCAAGAAGACTTTTTAAAAGGAGCTCCTAAAGGTGGCATATATGCAGCTATTAAATTTAGTAGCGAGTTAGAATATGTAGTTGATAAATCACATCCTTCTTATCCATATGTAATAAAAACTAAAGATGGCTCTCCTGTTAAATTAGAAGTTTTTAGTAAAACATTTAATGCATATGGTAAAGATGTTGCAGTAAAAGGTGTTGAAAGAAATACACAAAATGCATTTGGAGTAGTAACAACAACAAAGCCTAATTTCCAAATTAATGAGGAAATGGAAGGCAATAAATCAGAGCATATTTTATCTAATAAGTTAGATGCTTATGAAGCAATATCAAAAGGTAAATCTGCTCCACAATTCCAAAAAGATATAGTACCTACAGGTGGTGTCCCATCTGTGCCAGGAGAAACAGGAGTTGGAGAAGCAAATCAACCATCAGGATTGCCAGAAAAGAAAAAGTATTCTTGGGAGAAGGGTACATCTGGTAAGCCAGAGCCAGGAGAGACTATGATTAAGACATCTACTGGAAGATATGTCGCTATTGAGACTATGGCTGGTCAAATGATGGATAGAGATAAGGTTATTAATGAAATAAAGAAAGCAGAACCTTCATTCTTTTCAAAGCACATTAGAGATATAAGAACTAAATGGCGTGACAATCAATATAATGTATTAAAATCTCTTTCTGAAATAGGCAAAAGCGGGATGCTTGTAAAGCATTATTTACTTACAAGAAATAGCGCATCTGCAACTGCAACTGCAGCAGTAGAATCTGCTATTAAAGAAATATATGGGAAGATATCAAAGAAGAAAACCTTTAATATCAATGGAGCTAAGGTCACAGAATATGTTTTGTTTAATCAAATGATTAATTATCAAAGGGTTATATCAATACAAGAACAAATGAACGATGCTTATAAGACTATGATAAGCTCTGAGCCTGGTTCACAAGAATATAACAAAGCAAAAAAGAAATTGCTTGATAACAATATGATTGATGTGAATGGTGATTATGTAGGAGAAAGTTTAGATACTGAATTCGCAATGGGTAATGTCACTGCAACTCAATCAAAAGCTTTGCTTTATGAGATAAGAGAATCAATAGGAGAAGAGTCTTTTGATAAGTTAATGAATGCTTCTGAGAAATATAGCAACCATTTTAATAAGATGATGAAAGAAAGATATGAGGCTGGTTTAATATCAGAAGACACATACAAATATCTTTCAAAGTTCTACTATGCTCCAGGCAGATACGTTAGTGATGTTTTAATTGACCCTATACTATCTATTGCAAAAACAACTCCAACATATCAAAGTACTTCTATATTGAAAATGAGGAGTCTTGCTGGAGGTACAGAAAGATTAAATCTAAATGATTACGAAGGATTATTAAGAGCTGTAACATATGCGTCTGAATATTCAATAGCAGAGAATAGGGCAACAAATAGATTCTATGACTTAATATCAGAAAATAAAACACAGTTCAATAGTAGTGGTATTAGACTTGGTACAAAATTAGTTCCTATTGAAGCAGAAGGCCCAGTTAAGTTTGATATTATTGATGAAAAGGTAATAGCTATACAAGAAGGTAAAGCAAAGTCTGCATTAGAATTACCTAGTGGACAAAAGCAATTGCCTTATAAAGGTATTCAAAAGCCATCAGATATGCCAGTCGGTAAGTATATTCAACCAATTGATATTGTACTAGATGAAGATGGAAATAAGTTTAGAGTAGTATACGAAACTCCTAAAGTAGGTGAAGATATTATTAAAACATATTATAATGGTCAACAATATGATATTATAGTTCCAGCTTGGTTTGCTGATGCATGGTATAACAGGAATATGGCTACAGGAGATACGTCTTCCTTAATAGCTAAAATAACTGGAGCAAATGTTTTAAGGCTAGTAGCTACTGGTATTAACCCTGTATTCGGTATTGCTCAAATTGTACCAGATACAATATCAGCATATGCATCCACACTAGAAGAAAGAAAACTTCCTTTGCTTATAGACTACCCTAGGTTCTTTATAAAGACATTAGCTGCTTCAAGGGATATTATGAAAAAAACAGATGATTTTAAAGAAGCGACTAAATATGGAGCTACTACAAATTTCTACAACGGAGGTTCTGTTTCTTTTGAAAGAGGATTGATGGGTCTAGAGGATAAGTCTTTAGAGAAGGTTGTAGAAGAGTGGAATGTGCCTGTGTTAAAACAGTATGTTATGGGGTCTAAAAGAATCACAGAGACTACAGAACAAATGACAAAAGTTGCTATATATAAAGAGATAAGAGACAGAAAAATAAAAGAATTTAAGCAGGAGAATAATAGAGAGCCAAACTCGCAAGAACTAGAAGACATAAAAATAGAGTCTGGGTCTATGGCAAGAGGTACTGCTGATTTCCATAGAAAGGGTTCTAGCGCATCTAATGTGAATAAGGTTATACCATACTTAAATGCAGCTATACAAATTAACAGAGCTGTATTAAGGTCTATTAAAAAGAATCCAATGAAAGCTGTATACTACTCTATGGAGTATATGGGTCATGCTGCTGTATTTAGTTTAATGGCTATGGGAGCTGGTGATGATGATGAATTAAAAGAAAAGAAAAGAAGGGCATACTTAGGTCTTAGTGAATTTGAGAGGGATAATAACTTTTTAATGTACTTTAATGAGTCAGAAGGAAAGTTTGTAGCTCAAAAACTACCTTCATTCTTAGTCCCATTTAATGCATTTTCAAGAAGGCTTACAGAAAGAATATACCTTGAGAAAAAAGAGATTACACCAAAAGACATTCGTGAAATTGCGTCTAGTGTAGCAGATATGTTCCCTTTATTGCAAATATTAAATGTTGAAAAAACTTTATCTAGAAACCCAGCATATAGCTTTGCAGCAAAACTATTCTTCAATAGAGACCCTTATAGACAAGAAGCGGTAGCTAAATACGATGAGTCTACAAAAAACTACCTAGAAGGAGCTATGATAGGGAAAGAGCAATCTTCTGCATTTTCAAGAAAAATAGGTGAGTTAACAAAAAATGGAGTGCCATTATTCCCAGAAGGTATTTCTCCAAAAAGACTTGATGCGGCACTTGGCTCTATACCATTCCAATCTAACCCAATATCAGCATTCCCATTATTTGCGGCAGATGCAACAAGTATAACAATGGAAGAATTTGAAGAAAAGTACGGCAAGAATGCTGCTAGTATCATTCTGTCTGCAAGTGGAATCTCAAAAAGATACTTTAAGGGCGGAAGTAGAATAAATCAAAATTTAGCTGGATTATCACTTGAGAATATAAAAGACAGAGGCGAAATGAAAAACAAGATAGCTGAAATGATTCTGCCAAAGTTTGAAGAATTTACAAAGAATATGACTAGAGAAGATGCATTTGTAAAGGCAACTGAAGATTTTATATCAAATGAGTTTGATAAGTTAACGGTTGAGCAAAAGATAATAGCTCAAGGATATATAACTGGCGACCTTAGAGGTAGAATATTTAATGTTACAAAAGACAAGCAAGTATCTCAAATATTAAATATGGAAGACCCTAATGCTAAGATAGATGCTATATTGTACACAATGAAGAATGTTAGAACCACAGATAGCTCAAGAGATGCATTTATAAACGAGCTTGTTCAAAATGGGATAACAGCTAACGAGTCTTTTGGTAGAATGTTAGCAGTAAGAGGTGAACAAGAACTTCCAAACCCAGAGACTGGTGTAATGGAGAAGAATAACAGGTATGAAAAAGAGGTAGGAGAGCTGTTGAAGAAACTGACAATAATCTTTGAAAAGTCTCAATAATCAAACTAAAGTATTAAGTATCTTTGTAAAAATATAGAAAATGGCAATATTTCAAGCAGATTTAAAGGTAGACGTAGCATACGATGCTACTAGCGTCACCTTTACCGATAATAGCAACTATGGTGGCACAGAAACCTCTGGAGGAGGGGCTGCTATAAACACATCTAATGTGACAGCTAAAGTGGTAAGAGTTTACCGTACAACAGACACGGTGACTCCATTCAAGACATTCACATTTACCAATAGTGCAACTATGACTTTCGTAGCTAGTGGGAATAATAACCTACCTAGCGGAGCTTATAGATTTGAGTTTGAGCTTACAACTACTGGCGTGACACTTACAGCTGCCCAAAAGCAGGATTATGGTGTATACCCAATTAATGTGGTTGAGAAGTCAAAGTACCTAAAGGCTGTGTTAAATATGAAGAATAGTCAGACTTTGAGAGATGATAAGGTGTACATGAAGAACTTGACGCTATTTGCGGCTGAGTTAGACCTGTCTGATTACATGGCTGAGCTAGGAGACATCCAGTCTAGCCAAGATGCAATAGACAGAATTAATAACTATGTAGTAAAATTATTCTAATGTATACAAGTACAGAGTTAAACAACATAAGAAATTCTGGCATTAGATTATGGTCAGCATGGGCTAAAGAGGGTTATTCTCAAATGACTAATACTCTTAACCCTGACACATATGACCGTCAGGTAATGTTTTATTTAGTAAATGTAGCTTTAAAGTTCGCAATAGACACAGACCAGACAGACGAGGCTGTTCAACTAGTAAATCTACTTGTTGCAATGGATTCATTTGCTGATGGAACTAAACTTGCGTTCCCAATCATATAGTATGCCATCATTAAATATAAATAGCTTAAACATAACAGAGGAAGGCAACTCAGTCTCTGGTGAGGGTAATGTAGGGGTAATAACTCCTACCTTATTCAGCACAGAAGACCAGCCTGTTCTATCAACTGGTTTTGCTATTAATGCATTAAGCACTGAGGAAGAGGCTAGCTCAATTACAGGGCACTCTAACAGCAGTGGGCTTGTGCCAGAAAGAATTGACCTTAGTGGGATAGATTTAGGAGGCCCAGGAGGTATTGTACCAAAGGTTGTGATAGATAATATCTACAACTCAAATAAGATTCAGCAGTGGGAATATGCTTATAATAAGAGCGTAAAAGCTGTGTCTCTTACCAATAACGGAAGGATTTACACAATCAGAATAACCTTCTTAGATGATAGTTTTGTAGAAGACGATGTTGAGATTAATGTGTCTGTAATGGACTTATTAGGCCAATGGAACGCATCTACTAACACACCTACTTTGACTAATGGTATTGGTAACAGAGGAGATATTTACAAGTGTAATTTCGCAGGTACAGCTAACTTCGGTGGAGTACCTATTGTGTTCAATGCTGGCGACTTAGTGATGTATGACGGAAGTGTTTGGGATAAGGTATCTTCTGGTATTGGAACAGGAATCTTTGCTAGAAATGTGTACTCTTTTACAGCAACCGCTGGACAGACTACCTACACATTCCCATACATACCAAATCAGGTAGATGTATTCTATAACGGTTCTAGGCTACCAGCAGCTAATTTTACTGCAACAAGTGGTGCAAGTGTTACATTGTTATTTAGTCCTATCGCTGGTGATTTGTTAACATTCAATGCATATGTGAGTGTTACTACAGCTTTGGCTGGTGGAGGTACTGCTGGCTCTATTGCAAAATGGAGTGCTACAAGTGAATTAACTAACGCTGTACCTGGGACAGATTATCAACAACCAATCACATTAACAACTAACGGAAGCGGAGGAAATGCTACCTTTGTTGGCAATGTATTGAACATTCCTAGAGAGAATTATGTGCATGACCAGCAGACTGCTTCGGTGTCTTGGGTTATAACACATAATATGAATAAGTATCCAGCTGTAAACATAGTAGATACTGCGAATGACGAGGTGATAGGAGATGTAAAATATAATTCATTAAATCAAATAACAATAACCTTTACTGCTGCGTTTAGTGGAAAGGCTTACTTAAATTAAAAACAAAATGGCAAAGAAGTTTTTGGTCAATTTAGACCTAGCGAAAAACCAGATTCTGAACGCAGCGATTCAGAACTTATCATCAGCACCTAGCTCTCCAGTTCAGGGTCAGGTGTATTACAATACTGGAGATAACAGAATTTACTTCTGGGATGGCACAGCTTGGATAGACATGTCAGGAGATATTCGTGACGTAATCGGAGGTGCTGGGTTAGCTGCAGCTACTTCTAATGGTATTATTACCTTAGATGTGAATGTAGATAATTCTACAGTAGAGATTGCAACAGATACAATTAGAGTAAAGGATGGTGGAATTACAACTGCAAAACTTGCGAATGTATCTACCGATTTGACTACAAATAGTGGTTCTACAGCAGTACCTACAGCAGCAGCTGTTAAGTCTTATGTAGACGCAAATATAGGTGGATTAGGAAATCTAGAAGGTGCATGGGATGCTTCTAGTGGCTCTTTCCCAGTTGGTTCTGCTCCAACAGCAGGTACTAAGTCTGGAGATTATTGGTACGTATCTGTAGCAGGTACTACAGGTGGTGTAGCGTTTAATGTAGGAGATGTGATTATTGCAAAAATCAATAGCGCATCTACTTCAAGTGCTGCTGACTGGATTCAATTAGAAGTAAACAGAGACCAAGCTACAGAAAGTACTTTAGGTCTTGTAAGAATTGCAGACCAAACAGCTGTTAACGCAGGTACTGATGATACAGAAGCAATTACTCCTCTTAAATTAAAGACTTACCTAGATGCAAATGTAGGAGGATATACTACATTAATAGGCAATGGGACTAATACTTCTTTTAATGTAATTCATGGTCTTAATACTGCAGCTTTAATTATTGCTGTATACGATAATGCGACAGGCGAAGAAGTAATGGTAGATATTGTTAATGTTGACTCAATTCAAGTTATAGTATCTTTCGCAGTAGCTCCTTCAACAAATGCATATCGTGTAGTAATTAAAAAATAATAGATGTCTAAAAGATTCTTAAGTGGAATAAATGTAACTGGTTCAGCTGCCCTTAATACGGTGGCTGATGCAGGTTCTAATACAGACAAGTTTCTCGTATTAGACTCAAGTAATGTGGTGTCATATAGAACTGCTGCTGAATTATATGCTGACTTAGGAATAGGTTCTTTACCTTCTGGATATACTTCTACTTTAAAACATGAAGTAAAGGCTGGACAGACAATAAGCAAAGGACAAGCTGTTTATGTATCATCTTCGGATGGTACTAATATGATTATATCAAAAGCATCAAATGTGTCAGAAGCAACTTCTTCTAAGACAATGGGATTGCTTGAAACTAGCTTGTCTACTAATGGTAAAGGAAATGTAATTACAGAAGGTTTACTTGCAGGATTGAATACAAATGGAGCTACTGCTGGAGACCCAGTATGGTTAGGGGTAGATGGAGCTTTAATCTTTGGATTAGCCAACAAGCCTTACGCTCCTGCTCACTTGGTATTTATAGGTATCGTAACTAGAGCTAACGCTAATAACGGAGAAATCTTTGTTAAAGTGCAGAATGGGTTTGAGCTTAAAGAAATTCATGATATTGATTTAATTACAACTACTCCTATTGATGGTCATATATTAGGATACAACGGAACATTATGGGTAAATAAAACAATCGCAGGATGGTTGGGATATACTCCAGCAAATGATGCTTCAGTAGTTAAACTATCTGGCGCACAGACAGTTGGTGGTTTAAAAACATTCAGTGCAAGTATTATTGCAAATATTGGTGTTTTATTAAAAAATGGTGCTGTATCAGCTTTAAATGGTTATACAGCAATAGGTGGTTCTTCAAGTAATGGGATTGAAATTGTTTTTAGTCCAGGTGGTTCTACTCAAAGTTTGTTATTTCAAACTTCTGCTGCTTATTCTTATACATTCCCTACTGCTACAGGTACTATAGCATTAACAAGTGATTTAAATTCTTATGTTCCTAATACAAGAACACTTACGATTAACGGAACCACTTACGATTTAAGTGCAAATAGGTCTTGGACTATATCTGCAAATCAGAATGCAAGAACAGAATACGAGTTTACTACGAATGGCTCTACAGCTACATATACGGCTACTTATTCTGTAGGGCAGGTTGATGTCTTTTATAATGGTTCTAAATTATCATCTGCAGAGTTTACAGCTACAAATGGAACTAGCGTTACTTTAGCATTTACTCCTCCAAGTGGACAGGTTGTTGAAGTAGTAGCTTGGGAGACTGGTGGAGGTATTTCTAATAGCAGAACACTTACAATAAATGGTACTGCTTATGATTTATCTGCTAATAGAAGCTGGACAATTGATAATGCAAGTTTAGGAGCACAGCCTCAGCTAAATGGTACTGGTTTTGTAAAAGTATCAGGAACAACTGTTTCTTATGACAATAGTACATACTTAACAACAAGTTCTGCTCTTAGTACTTACATGCCTTTATCTGGTGGTATTTTTACAGGAACTACAAGGATGGATGGAAGCGGTGGAACTACTCCATCAATTACAATGATTTTTAATTCAGGCATTAATAGACTATTAGCGCCTCTTTTAAGATTGTATGGAGCAACAAATGAAACTTCAAACTATGTTGAATTGTTTGGCTCTCTTGCAACACAAAATAGAACAATACAATTACCTGATGCGAGTGGGACAATTGCACTAACATCAAACCTATCATCTTACTTACCATTATCTGGTGGTACGCTTACTGGTGCATTGAGCGGAACAAGTGCTACATTTTCAAGTACTGTAACTGGCTCTAGATTCAATTCAGGAGGTGCAGGATATAGAATAACAGCGTTTGGCACATTAAGTCAAACGGTATCAGGCGAAATGACTATTTTAGGTCATAATGTTGTAGCTGACCAATCTGCTGCAAACACCGTAACTGTGTTGAATGGTGGGTGGTATTCATCTATGATTAAAATGTATTACAATGAAGGTATAACTTTCCATACAAGCGAAACAGTATTTTCTGCAAATGCTATCTATCCTATGGCATCTACCGAAAGAATAAGGATAACAAACGGTGGGACTTTAGGCATTGCAACTTCAAGCCCTATCGGTGGTGTATTCAAATTACAAGTAGGTGATGGTAGCGCTGATACAAGAGCAATTATTGTTTCAAATCAAGTTTATCAATTAGGATTTAGAAATGGTGCTGGAAGTCCAGTGTTTTATGAGGGCAGTGATACAAGTGGTAATAAAATATTCTCAAATAATGCTGGAAGCGAGTTAATGAGAATTACAACTAATGGCCATTTTTGTATTGGTACGATAAGCCCTGTTAGCTTAGGTGGAAGTTTAGGTCTTACAATGGGTACTACAACTTCAGGTAGGAATATAGTTTTATATTCATCTAGTAATGGGAACAATGGATTAATTCAATTTATAGATTTAAATGGCAATGATGGTTTGCAAATAGGTTCTAGCACAGTTGATAGTTATTTTTATAGCTATCGTGATAAACCAATGGAATTTTTTACTAATGGAACTAAAAGAGTAACAATACAAGGTGATGGCCAAACAAGATTTCAAAGTTCAATTATTCTTACAAATGGACAAATAAACTCTTTAGGTACAGGAGGTGGCGGACAGCCTATGTATTTAAACTTTGCTGGTAACGGAGCAGTATATGCAGGTAGCTCTTACGCAGTATTGTATGCTGGTTCTGATAGAAGAATTAAATCAAATATTGAAAACGCTGAACCTACTCTTAACAAAATATTAGGCTTAACGCCAAGAACTTTTAAGTATAAGGAAAGACCAGAGTTTACTAACTACGGATTCATTGCTCAAGAGCTAGAGGAGATTATGCCTGAATTAGTTAAAACTTCTGAAGGTATTACAATTTGTAATGGGGAAGAAATAGTAAATCAAAAAAGTATTGAAAGTTATGGTTTAGCTTGGGCATCAATTTTAGTAAAGGCGATGCAAGAACAACAAGACCTAATAACTGAACTAACAGAAAAAGTAAACGCATTAGAGAATAAATAATAATAACTTTGTATAATGGGTAAGACAAAAGATTTAGGACACTTAGCACACATAGTAGTATACGATGCAGAAAACCATATAACAGTTCCTGCTGGAATTACTATGCATACAAATCAGCTAGTAGCATCCCAAGCATGGGTAACTACAGCTTTGGGTTCTTATGCATTGTCATCTGCTCTAGGTTCATATGTGCCTACATCTAGGACTATAACAATAAATGGTACAACATTTGATTTAAGCGCTAATAGAAGCTGGGATATAACTTCAATGATATATCCTGCTGCTGGTATTGCTTTGTCTACAGGTACAGGATGGGGTACTTCTATAACCAATAACTCAGGTAACTGGAATACAGCTTTTGGATGGGGTAATCACGCTTCAGCGGGGTACTTGACAGGAATAACTTCTACTCAAGTAACGACAGCTTTAGGGTTTACTCCTGTAACAAATGCTAGAACTATTACAATTAATGGGACGGCATATGATTTGAGTACAGACAGGAGTTGGACTGTAAGTGGAACAGATAGTACTAAACTCCCCTTAGCTGGTGGCACAATGACTGGAAGTATTGAAATGGCTACTTCTGGAACTAGTTATATTAGAATGGGTAGATTTCCTAATTCAACATCAAATGGCGGTGAGGCTTGGATAGGTAGAGCTTCTGACAGAAGTGCTGGTACTATGACTGTTCAATTAGGTTCTGCAAATAGTTCATTTTTTGAAGTAGTTGATTATGGTTGGACTACAGTTACTTTAAAAGTAGGAATGAATGATTTTTCTTATAAGGGGAATGCTGTAATTCACGCTGGTAATATTGGTTCTCAATCAGTATCAACTGCAAGTGCTGCATCTAGTGCAACCTTTTTAACACAAGCTAATGCTACATGGGGAGCTAGACTACAAATAGGGGGTAATGGTGACCCAGGAGCTATTGCTAATATAGCTGTTGTTCAAGCTACAGATGGTAATTTACACATGGATAGCGGTACTGGCAAATCCATGTATTTAAATTATTATCGTAATGGAGTAATATATTTAAATGGAGCTACTTATTATATTAGTTCTAATGGAGCTAATTATAATGGAACAGCTGCGAATGCAGGTAATGCTGATACACTGGATGGATATCATGGTTCAAATTATCCTGGTAAAAATGGCAATACTTATTATCAAGTAGAAACATGGCTTCAATTAACAGGAGTTCATGGATTATACTGCCCTTCTGTAAATAATGCTCACTTATACCCAAATGATGCTTCTTATGGAGCTTGGAGAATATCAGGAACTAGAAATGGATGGAATGGTATTCATTTTGGAGGTGGTAATGGCATGACTCTAATGATGAATGAAACAGAGTTTGGATTTCATAGAGAAGGTATTGGATGGTCAGCTAGATTTACAAGCGGTACTGGTCATTTTAATATATCAGGTAGTGCAGCAAGTGCTAGTAGCGCTAGCTCAGCTACTTCTGCGGAATATTTCCCAACAGCATATGTTGGAGGTCAGCAAACTAATCCTCAAGTTTATTTTAATAATGGAATTGGCTTAAAGGCTGCAATGACAGGTGCTTGGTCTGTATGGTCTGATACATTATGGGTTAATGGATATTCTGGTGGTGATGTCCCTTGGATGTGCGCACTTCACTTTTTAAGAAATAGTGAACCAAGATTTGCTATTAGTGCGCAACAAAGGCAAAGTACAAGTTATGGCTCTTTTTATGAAGTAATTACATCTTATAATATTGCATCTCAAACAGTTGCTAATTTATCAGGATTTAATAAGAGTGAACCAACATTTGCAAATGTGTATAATACTGGATGGTTTAGAAACTATGCGGATAGTGGATTATATAACCAAGACTATGGATGTCATTTGGTTAGAAACGGTCAATCATCTCATGGTGCTTGGTCTATTTTTGGATATACTAAAGCTGGGTATATTGGTATGAACTTAAGAGACCCTCAGACTTACAATAATAACCTGATGTACGAGAATGGCAACGGAGGCATGTATACAGAAAATGCAAACGGTTGGCAATGGTATTATAACAGAGGTTCAAACTGTTTAGGTCTTGGAGGCTCTACTACATACAACTGGGTTAGAGCTGTTGTAAATGGTAAACTTAAAATTGAATCTGATTCTATCCATACAGGATGGGCATATTTTGATAGCAATCTTCAACTTGCTGGTGGTGGTAATATTCTTTACAACGAATATAATCTTTGGTATGTATGGAGAAACTGGGGGGGATGGGGTGGAGAATGGATTAATCGTAATGGTGGTGATATGATTATGAACCTATATGCTGTTTATGCAGTGACAGGTAGCGTATCGGATATTAGGTACAAAAAAGATATTACACCTTTATCGTATGGATTGAATGAAATCATGCAAATGAATCCGATTAAGTATCATTACAACTTACCTAAAGAATCAATGTTAGCTAACGACCCTGATTACTTCTTAGGATTTTCTGCACAAGAAATGCAAAATATTATTCCAGAAGCTGTTCACGAAAAGATGGGAGATTCATCAGAGACTATGACTGGCATGCTTGCAATCACTATGGATGAGATAATACCTGTATTAGTGAATGGCATAAAAGAGCAACAAGTAATGATACGCAACCAAAATAATAAAATCAATAAACTAGAAGCACTAGTAAACCAACTATTAAATAATTAATTATGGCATACAAAATAAACAAAGAAATAGTAACATCTAAGGGTGTTACATCTGAGGCTTACGTAAGAATATCTAAGTATGAAATTGATAAAGCTGGTGATGCTAGCTTTAAGATTGAAGTATTTTTAAATCAAGAATCTTCTACAACAGTAGATGGTGGATTGTTTAATCCTGCTTCTGCAACAATTGCAGATATAGGCCCTTATGTTGTAGTACCTCTTAAAAAAACTATACAAGTAGCTGTGCCAAATAAAAGAACAGAAGTGGTAGATGTCCCAGAAGAACTAGACGAGGAGGGTAATGTAATTAAGATGGCTACAAAACAATACGTTGAATTTGAAGGGGAAGATTTGGTTGATAGAACTGTACCTGATTTAACTCCTGTAGAAAATGGAACTGTTTTTGAGTTTGGTTATGCTAAATTAAGAGATGTATTAGTATCTTTGTACGGAGAGGAAAATATTGAAATTGTATAATATTTAAATAAACAAATAATGGCATTAAAAATCACAACACAGATTGGTACAGACAAAGGTATCACATCTGAGGCTTACGTAAGAATCGCAGACTATCAAGTATCTAAGTACGGTAGTGCTAGCTTTAGAATTGAATTATTCCAAACTCAGGCTGACTCAGTAGTTACTAATGGTATGATGTATCCGACCCCTTCTACTGGCGGCCAGGCTCGTAACCAACAAGTAGGTGATAACCTATGGGTTGCTATGACTAAAGAAGTAGAAGCTACAAGAACAGTACAAAGAAATGTAGAAGTAGTAACAGACGCTGTTTTAGATTCAGAGGGAGAGGTTATAACTCCTGCAAGTTCTACTTGGGAAATGCAAGATGTGGAAGAAACATACACAGCTACAGTTCCTGACTTGACTCCTTTAGAAGACGAGACTATCTTTGAATTCGGCTATGCTAAGCTTAAAGATAAATTAGTAGGATTATTTGGAGCTGAGAACGTAGTAGATTGTTAGTATCTTTGCTTAAATAGTAAGCAATGAGTTTAAAAGCAATAGATACTGGTTTTCTCAGGAATTTAGTTTCATACGATAATATAGGTAACATTTCGTTACCTGCTAGTTTGTCTATTTTTGTCAATAAAGAAGTAGCTACAAAAGAATACGTAGACGCTCAGAATAGTGGTCAGGTTCTACAATCTAGAACTTTGACTATTAATGGGGTTACTTACGACCTTTCAGCAAATAGAAGTTGGACTATAGATTCTATGGTATATCCGTCAGCAGGTATCGCTTTATCAAGTGGTACTGGCTGGGGAGCTTCTATTACAAATAATTCAGCAAATTGGAATACTGCGTTTGGATGGGGTAATCATGCTTTAGCTGGATACCTTACATCATTTACAGAGACAGACCCCACAGTCCCATCTCATGTAAAGGCTATTACTACAACTAAGATAAGCGATTGGGATGCTGCATTTGGATGGGGGAACCATGCATCTGCAGGTTATGAAATTGCGTCTAACAAATCAAATAATGCTGCTTTAGGAAACTCTAGTACGTTATATCCAACGCAAGCAGCAGTAAAATCTTATGTTGATTCTGCTGTGACTGGTGGAGTAAACATACAAGGTGATTGGAATGCAAATACCAATACTCCTAATATATCAGGCACTACTACTACTGGATTTACATGGAGGGTTTCCGTAGCTGGTTCAACTAATTTAGGTGGAATTACTACTTGGAATGTTAATGACTTAGCTGTTAAAACAGCAGCTGGTTGGATTAAAATTGATAATAGTTCATCTGTTATTTCTGTATATGGTAGACAAGGTGTTGTTGTAGCTAATGCTGGGGATTATAATACATCTCAAGTTACCGAAGCTGTTGGTAGTTTATACTTTACTACAGCTAGAGCTAGAGCGTCATTTAGCGCAGGCACAAATGTATCAATAGATGCAAATGGTGTAATTAGCTCAGTAAATACAACTTATAATAATTTTACCAGAACGGTTGCAGGCTTAGTGCCAAACCCAGGAGGCTCTTCAACTACTCGTTATTTAAGAGAGGATGGTACATGGGTAATACCACCTGATACAATTGTAACATCATTAGCATGGACTAGCATTACTAGTAGACCAACTAAATTATCTGACTTTACAAATGACTTAGGAAACTATGGTTCATTTTTAACAGCATACACTGACACATTAGCTACTGTTACAAATAGAGGAAATTCTACAGCACAAAATATAGTTTTTAGTAATGGAAGGAAGGGGCTTGTAGGTGTTTATGATGCTGCACAGACTCAAGCAATATTTGCTATGGGTGCTGCTTATGTTTTAGCAGATGGAGGTGCTTCAAATAATATAGGAAATCTTTACGGACTAGCTTGGTCATATAATCCAGACTACGGAGGCGCAGGTAATAATCCGCAATCAAAAGCAGGGTTAAATCATCAGTTATTGTTGATGCAAGCAGGTGTTACTACCGCAGCAATAGGTTCTGGTATATGGACAAGTGGAAATATATCTGCAGCTAATTTTAGTGGTTCACATAGTGGTACTTCTTCAGGAACAAATACAGGAGACCAAGTAAATATTAGTGGTAATGCTGCGACAGCGACGTCAGCTACATCAGCTACAATATCAACTTTTTTGTCATCTCCTGATGGAGATAGATTAGCAGGCAGTAAATTACCTAATGGTACTGTAAGAGCAATTAGGTTTGATTTTGCAAATGCAAACTCTATTACAGGTGCAACAGGAAATTATGCAGGTGTAATGACTTATTCTCCTTGGGATGGTACTGTAGCTTCTACTGGAGACTCTTCATATCAATTAGCATTTATTAATGAAACAGGTGTTAACGCAAGTGGAGCCCCTGGCCTTAGATTTAGAAATGGTATTGACTCAACTTGGAATGGTTGGACATCAATAATAACATCTTCTAATATAGGTTCTTATACAGCAGGTGGTGTTGCTTGGGGTAATGTGTCTGGAAGACCAACGGCATTAAGTCAATTTACAAATGATTTAGGGAACTATGGAGGCTGGGTTGTTAGAAGTGGCGACAGCATGAGTGGTAGACTTACTATTAATAGTGGGGGGAATAATTTGCCATTGCATGTTCTTTCTGTAGAACCTTATATACAACTTCAGGCAACAGGAGAAACGAATTCTACATCTTTTAGAATGTATCCTACAGGTGGTTTTAATGCTTCAATAGGTAATTACGCTACAGGGGAATTGTGCCTTGTTGCCGCAAACAGCGAGGCTGTCTTTATTAACAGCAATAGCATACGTGTAAATAAATATAGATTTAATGGGAATGGCACATTATCTGGTAATGGATTAGTTGAAATTGTTGATATGGCTAATGTTGGAATGGCAACACAAGCAAATTCATATAGATGGTATAGTGCTAATGCTGCTAATATATTAATGTCATTAAATACATCAGGACATCTTACTGCTAACGCATTCTTTGAAGCATCAGATATTAGATACAAAAATGTAACCGAGACTAATCCAGATATTAGTGGGCTTGGTATTGATGTGATTAAATTTACTAGACACGGAAGTGATATAGTAAGATATGGTTATTCTGCACAGCAAGTGCAATCAGTTATACCAGATGCTGTAGAAGGTAAAGATGTACTAACTGTAAACTATATGGATGTTCATACTTTAAAGATTGCATCTTTAGAAAGAAGAGTTAAAGAATTAGAAGAAAGACTAAAAAGCACATTATAATGGGTACAGCAGCTACAATGAGAGGATTAAATGCTTTGGGTTTACAAAGAAAATCTTCAACAATACCAGCAAGCACTAATAAATTAGTCACAAAAGAAGAGTTGAATACATATTATTATGTAGACAATGAAAGTGCAGGGATAAGTTCGTACCCAAATAATAGAATTATAACATATGAAAATATAAGAGATGGTATATTCTCTAAACCAAGACCTCAGTATTATCAATATGATGTAACAAGAAGTAGTATCCCTGGGGCAACTGGTGCATATTTTAATTATATAGGAACAGATGGAGGAACATATACTGTTCTTCAAAATTCCTATGGATATGTAGGAAGGTTTTGTATGCAAGAAAATACATACACAAATAACCAATTTCAAGTTTATTCTATATCTCAAGTTGGACTTTGTTATCCAACTCCAAATGCATCATATCCGCAACCATATATTTCTGATGGGTATTTGTTTTTTAATAACTTAGGTTCATACCAAGTTGAAGACATTAAAATTCATCAAATAGTAGACGTTAAAAGGCTTTCTGATGAAACAAGAGATAATGTTATTATTGGAGAGGCTATTGTTGGTACAGGAACAGGACTTTATTTAGTAGCAGATGCAGATAGTGAAGAGGAAGTTGACCGTGGTATTTGGGATTTTATAATAACTTTTTTAGTAATAGCTGCTACGTGGTTTATTGGTGGTACAAAAAAATCTACATCTCAATTAAGATATGAAAGTCAAGGTGTTTATATAAACGGCTCTCTTTCAATGGCTAGTATTAAAAACGCAACAGGCTCAAACCAGTTTTATGTATCTTTTAAAGTAAACAGTGGTTTTGGAGTTTATGTAGCAATATTTGGATATGAAACAAATCAATTAAATCCTCCTGTAGTATTATTTTAATATGAAAGATATAGTAGAATTAGCTCAAGAAAGGCTTGAAATATGTTTAAAATGTGAGCATAATATTGACACATCTCATGGGATGATTTGCGAAAAATGCGGTTGTCCAATCATGAAAATTATATATAGCCTAGATGGGCATGGGTGTAATGAAAAAAAGTGGTAAAAATTTGGTACAATCTTTGTAGTACTATAACTTTGTAAACAAATATATATTTCTATGAAACTAACGTTAGGTCAAATTGTAACACTATTTGAAGAATTAAATGGCCGTCTACTTAACAGAGAGACTGGCGAAAGAAGCAAAGGTGTGTTATCTCACAAGCTAAGCATCAGAGCTAAGTACTTGTTAAACACTGAGTTAAACAAGGCTGTAGCTGAAGAAGTTAAGTCTTATGAAGAAGCACGTCTTGAAATCTTTAAAGAATTAGGTAATCAAGAAGGTGAATCTTATGTAGTGGCTCCTGAAAATCAGGAAGAACTTATTAAGAGAATCCAAGAATTGGAGTCTATTGAAAAAACAATAGCTGTACCTAAATTAAAGGTTGAGGAGTTATTTAGCATTGAAACTGATGACTATTTCCCAATCTTACTTGAGGTATTATTAGGCAAGAAGGAAGAAGCTAAGGCTGAACCTACTGCAGCAGTTGAAGAAGCAACTGTTGTCCCTATGAACTAGTACGACTGACATACATATGGTTATTTCCGAGCCCTGTTTCTACAGGGCTTTTTTATTTTAGTACCTTTGCATTATGAAGTACTTATTATATTTATTGTTAATATTGAGCACATCTAGTATGGCTCAAGATGTGACTATATCTGTCCAAAACAGCATTAAATTAGGTGATTTGGCAGGTAATAGAAAAATAGAGTTTGGTGTAGCTAATATCATTGAAGAGATAATCCAAGAGAAAGGATACTCAATTAACCCAAAATCTAAAAATATTATCTTTGCCGAGTTGATTTATATGGATGTAGTGAAGACTAAAAGCAATCTATCAGTATTCCATAAAGACAATACAGATGTCGTGATAAGAATCAAGGGGTATATTTCCAAAGACGGAAGTAAAAGCAAGCCAATCTTGGTAGAAGGTAGCGCATCCGAGGTGTCAACATCAACAATACTTGTCGGAACAGACGGCAAGTTCAATCAACAAAATTTAACAACTGCAATAAAAAAGGCTTGCTATGAACTTATTGAGAAAATTAATCCTTAGTCTTGTCACTATTTTTGGAATATTTGTGACAAATGCGCAGATTCCTACAATATATTTAGAAAAGTCTAATATAACTAAGAACATAAAGGACACGTCTATCTTAAAGGGAGACACTGTTGATATGGTGGTTATGTATAAGGAGGAACTATCTTCTACCAGAACGCTATACTTTGACTTTCAGTATAACTATAGAACATTTACTATATTAGGTGTAACTAGTTTTAGTGGAGATAGTAGTGCTATGCCTGCAAATGCTACAATGAGTATTCAGAATAGCTTCCATCCAGGATTTACCTATCAAAGAACAGCTCAAAATACAACAACAAATGGTTCACAGAACTATAACTATGCTAACTATACGTATTCACCAAGCAGCAATAATGCTATCCAAAGAATCTATACTACAGTTACTTCAAATAGTAATCTACGTAATGGGAAATATATCAGGATACGTATTAAGGTAAACGCAACTACAGCTGGAACAGCTTATGATAGTTTGTATATGAACTTTGTATCTGGCTGGAAATCAGATGGTACTTATATTGATACGTATATGCCTCTACCTAAAAGCACATTCATAACACTAGACGCTAATGCTAATACTTTGGTTACTGGTAATATATATAAAAGTCCTTCTGTTCAGACTAATATCAAGTTTACCGACTCCGCTTCAGGAATATCTACTTTATTATATCCTGATGTAAATGGTGTTTTTAAAGCTTCTACGGAGCTTGCATCAAATAGAACATACAAAGTATCAGTTGGTATAGATAGTATCGCTAGTGTAGCTAAAAATGCTATTACGGTATCAGATGCTACAGCCGCCTTAAATGAGTTTGGTTCTGTTAACCTAAATGGCACTTTTAATAAGACTAACCTAAAGACAGGTGCTGCTTGGCTAGCTGCTGATGCTAACTATAATGGTTCTTTTGATGCTGCCGACCCATACTTGATATTGGCTCATGTGGCCAATACGCTGACAATGGTTCCTAATATATACACATATAAAAGAGCTGATTTTAGTAAAGATACTTTACCAGTTCAGAATTTTATCTATTTCCGTACTACTACTGCCAATCAAGCATTAGATTTAAACTATCTAATTGCAGGTGATATTAATAGAAGCCATAGCTCACAGGTTGTAGCCACAGATGGAACAATCCAATCATTTTCATTGGTTAATACTCCAATAGTAAAAAAAGCTGTTTTAGTAAGCCTAGAAAATGCTGTGATTGAGTCTGATAATATATCTATACCTATGAATATCAATTCAGACGGATTAAGCTTATGCGGATTGCAGTTTGAGTTTGCATATGATGCAACTAAAATTCAGTTGCAAGAAATAAAGGCCAATACAAACGCATCTTGGCTAAACTTCTATACAAACGAGAATGGGTATGTTAAGTTTGGTGGTATAGATAAGACTTTAAAAGAGCCTATATCTGGAACAACGATTCCATTTACAATTAAATTCAAGGCATTAACGCCTGGTGTTGATATAAATACTAATGTATGGGTAACAGATAATATGGATGCGTCTGATAACAGAGGTAATCAAGTTGGTATTAAGTTAAACACTGCACAGATTCGTTTAATCGGTATAAATAATTTTAAATAATGAAAAGAATCAGTATCATCACATGCTTAGTATTGCTTGTAGTATCATGCAAAAAAATACAATATTATCCAGAGCAACAAGCTAAAACACCTGAAAAACAGGGGTATGTTAATGTGTCTCCTGTACCTACATTAGGTCAAATCACAATGAGTTTTAACCTACAACCATCTATCAAGTATAATGTTACAATCAAGGATATGAGCGGTAAAGTTTACAAATCTTATGGGGTAAGCTCAATAGATGGCTTATTGGTAAAGCAGGATAACCTAACTGGATTAGCAAGTGGAACATATGACTTAATTTTGATGAATATAAATGGCTCAGAAACTAGAACCCCAATAATTATAAAATAAAATACAATGGCAGAAGAACAAGAAAGCACAGGTAGTTCTATGAAAAATGTTATCATAGGATTCATTAGCACAATCACTCTAGGAGTAGGTGGTTGGATTACAACAAAATTAACAGGAGGAGATGAGAAAGAAACCCCAACACAAACAGCGGCTCCAGTCATTAATATCAATCAAACGCAACAACAAGCTGCAGGAGGTGGTAAGACTGTTATCATTAAAGAAAAGGCGTCAGAACCTGCAAAGCCAGCTGCAACTCCTAAGAAAAAAGAGGGCGATGATTTTAAGGAAGAGGCTCCTAAATGGTAATATATGGCAAAGAAGACGTCAAAGCCTAAAGCGAAACGAAGTATTCGCTCAGGTGTTAAAAAGAGTAAATTAGTAAAACAAAATCAAGAAGTAATATATAACGTATGGACAACGCTAAACAGCCAACAGGTTTTAAAGAACTTTTAAACGCAATGATGGAACGCAGATGGTATATTACCGCTGCTGTTCTTGGTGGGTTTATTTTAATTATCGCAGGGATATTTGTAGCAGTATCTAACAATGCTTCTATGGCAGGGGAATGGAAAGAGTTATTAATGTTATTATTGGGTGCCTTTATTGGTAGCTATGGTAAGATTATAGACTACTGGTTCTCTGATACAGACAAGGATAAAATGTTAGTACAGAAGATGGATGAAGAAGATGGTGTTTCTATGTCTCACACAAATGACATGAAAGAAACTAACAAGCCATTTGGCCCTACCATTCCTGATGCATTTGTTCAAGGAGCTGCTGCAGCTAGAGATTTAGCTGTTACAGAAAACAGACAAAACTTTGAACTTAAAAGAGACCAACAAGAACACGAACAAGAGATGGAGAAGTTAGAGTTTGAATACCAAGCACACAGACAATGTGAGCATGAGTGGGGAGATTCTGACGGAGACGGAGAACTTGAGTGTCAAAAGTGTGGATTATTGAAAGATAAATAAAAACATAAGTCAGAAACCGCAAAATCTGACTCATATATCAATCAATCTTGAGCCGTTTATCAATCGTATTCGGCTCATTTTTGAGCGATAAGTATAATTTAAATGAGCGATATATGAAAATTATAAAATCTTGTTGTACCATAATTATAATCCTTTGCTTTATTAATGGTCAAGCTCAGGTAGCGACAACTAAGACAGAGAACTATAAAGCTAGTTTTGAGACTAAGATTGACATCAGTCAGTACATGGACTATGATGGGCCGACTATACCAATTCAAATACTTAAATGCGGAATAAATGACGAAATGTATGAAATGTATCCAGAACTTAAGGAAAAGAGGGTTGGTTTGGGCGTGGCAAACATCTCTATGGAGTACCTGGAAAACCTCAATCGCTTCACTTTCACGGAGGACAAGACTGAGATTAAGAATAGAATGGTTAAACAATTCCAGGCCTCTCAAGCAGGAATTTCTCAAGATAAGTTGGATGGAAGAGGAAAGATTAGACTAGCACATTACTTTGTTGAGATTGAGTGCTATGATTATTCTGTTTCAGAAGATGAAGAGATTAGGGTAAAAGATGGCATTAAGGAGACTGTTGTCACAAGAATAGGATTACAGGTAAGATTTACGGATGCGCAGACAGGTGAAATCATAGCTGCATCTGGATTGGGAGAAGCTAAAACTACACGAGAAGCAAGCCTATTGAATGACGAGAATCTTAGTGAAGTTAAATTTAATCAGTCAACGATAGGAACTGCAACAAAGAAAGCACTAGATATTGCGTGTGCTCGCATCCTATCAAGAATGATTAAAAAGAATGTATTCCCTAAATAAAACACTTTTTCGTACGATATTCTGTACACTTTTGACACTTTCATTGACGAGTGCAAAAGCGCAGATACTTACAAGTACATTTATAGACCCATGTAGCAAGAAGGTCACAGTCTTTGTAGTGCCAATTCAAGGTACTACAATTGTGTTTATGGGTAAGTCTAAATACATAACAGCTCAGGATGTAAAGTCAGGTGCTTTAATGACTTGGGTAAATCAAGTATACGCAGAGTATTCAGCGCCATGCCCTGTTACACAACTTACTCAACAATTAACACAGCAAACGGTAACAAATTCAGTTTCAGCAGCAGTAAGTTCAGCAGCATCAAGTGCCGCTGCGAGTGCTGCTAGCAGTGTAAGTGTTCCAACTCCTGCTCCTGCTCCTGCGCCATCTTCTGCACCTTCTAGCCAACCAACTTCCTCTCAGAGTGATGGTAGCTCTAGCTCTAGCTCGTCTCAGAATGATGGTAGTTCTAGCGAAAGCAGTTCTGAGTCCTCTGAAAGTAAATCTGAGAGTAAATCCGAGGATAAAAAAGAAGAAAAGAAAGAAGAGAAGAAAGAGGAAAAGAAAAAGTCTTCCGCAAAGGCAGGACAAACCCCATTGATTTTTTCGTCTGATTTGAGTGCGGTTCAGCAGTTTCAAGGTGACTTTAATTTAATGGCAAATTTAGGCGTTTCTAGAGCATCTATGGCAGGAGACGTGTCTTACGGCTCTACATTGACAATCTTCTCAAATTTAAGACAATTTGCCCTATCTACAAGGTATTCTAAGATGGATATTCAGAATGGGACTTTATGTGGCGTAGGGACAACTTCTTACACAATGGCATATAATGATGGAGGCATCATACATATACTAGGTAAATCATATGTAATGTCCCATAAGTCATACATTTATGGCTATGCCTTGACTATTATTAATACATCTATCCCATTTGAGGCTGTAAAACAACAATTCTGGACTTCTTCTATAGTGTTATTTGGCATGAAGCCATACGTTTACAGCAAAAGATTGACTATAACACCAGAGGTTTTTTTAATGTCTAACCCACTGAGTTATACAAGTAAATCAAAGGATTTGACATCTATGAGTCAATTAAGCTACATATTAGGCTCATCATTTGACATAGCATTGTCTAAGAGATTTAGACTTGCAACTAATATTAAATACATGGGGCCGCTTCATACAATTGGATTGCAGTTAGGAACAAAGTTTAACCTATAGTTGCATGAATTTTTCTGATTTTTCATGCACTGAATTAGAAATATATATCTAAAATGTAATTTATTTGTACCTATTTTATATTCTATTGCGTATAATTAGAAGTATATTTCCAATTTTATATGCGAAAGGGTATAATGTGTCATAAAAAGCACTTTTTGACTTATATATGTCCCATATAAGTCACATTGACTTACAAGCTCATGCAAATACACTATAAGTTTTATTCATTAAATTTGCAATATGAAAAAGATATTACAGGGTGCTGTATTGGTGATAGTTGTCGGTCTTATATTCTCAAAGATGACAGGGGTTAAAAACCCATTCTCGCCTAAGATAAAATATATTGCAGGTAAACCTTACGAGGTTATTAAGCATGAGATAGATACTGTTGACATTATTAAGACTAAGGTGATTACCAAACAAGGTAAGGACATCTACCACGATACGACAATCTTCGTGCAAGTCCCAATGAATGTAGACACATTAGAAATTATTAAAATGTATTTCGCCAAGAATGTATACAAGGATACCTTACGTTTACCTGACAGCTTAGGATATGTTGTACTATTGGACACCATTAGTAAGAATACGATTGAGTCTAGGATGTTCACAGCTAATGTGAAGCAAAGAACTATTAAAGAGACTACCATTGTTAAAGAGCTACCTAAGACCAAGTTATTTTGGGGTGTAGGAGCGTCATTTGACAAGGTAAACTTTGTAAACAACGTACAGGTAAATCTACTTTTAAATACAAAGTGTGATAAGCTATACAATGTAGGAGCAGGAATTGACATCAATAAGACACCGTTTGTTAACGCATCTATTTACTGGAAAATAAAATAATTATGAAAGATTTTTTACTTAGAATGTTCAGCGATAAGTCTGACATAAATCAAAAGGCTGTGTTAGGATTTGTATCGTTTCTGTTAATGGCTATATATGCCCTAACAGATGTGGTTACAGGAGCAATAGGAATTACGTTTGTTATTGAGCCTATAGTATTTAACGGATTGATGTACACAGCTTTGACTATGTGTGGCATCACAGGTGTAGAGGCTGTATTTGGTAACAAGAACATAAAAGATAAATAATGAATCTAGATAGATTAAAAGGTCACATCCCAGACTCAGTAATAAATCAGATACCAGAAGTGTCTACTAAATTTGGTGTTAATACTCCACAGAGATTAGCTCATTTCTTAGCTCAAACAGGTCATGAAAGTGGTGGGTTCAGAGTAACAACAGAGAATTTAAACTATAGCGCAAAAGGTTTGTGTGGTATTTTTAAGAAATACTTTACACCAGAAAGCGCACAAGAATATCAACGTAAGCCAGAAAAGATTGCTAATATTGTGTACGCAAACAGAATGGGTAATGGTAATCAGGCTAGTGGAGATGGGTTTAAGTTTCGTGGTAGAGGTTATATCCAATTAACAGGTAAAACTAACTACCAAGCATTTGATAAAACAGTAGAAGATAACATTGAAGCAAACCCTGATTTGGTTGCTACAAAATATCCTTTATTATCAGCTGCATGGTTTTGGAGTAAGAACGGATTAAATGCAATAGCTGATACAGGTGCAGGAGAAGATGTGGTAACTAAAATTACAAAAAGGGTTAACGGAGGCACTATCGGTCTTGCTGATAGAATAGCTCATTTTAAAGAATATTATAATCTATTAAAAGCTTAACAATGAGTCAAGGAGTATCAGAAGCATCAGGAATGGTAGGTGTGCCAGCAACCATATTAACATGGCTTAATTACATGAACATAATGACTATGACCCCTGTGTTACAATTCTTAGTAACATTGTTATCCCTTGTGTGGCTAGTCATACAGATAGGAGGATGGGTTAGTAAAAAACTTAAAAAGAAGTAATGTCTAAAAATAAGTTAGCAGGTAAGCACCCAAGCTATAACGCTCTTAATTGGTCAAAGGAATCTATTGAACGTAAGAAAAAATACGACAAGAAATATCATGCAACCAAAGAAAGAAAGAAGTATAGAGCTGAGCTTAACAGAGCTAATAGAAAGGCAGGCACCTATGGTAATGGGGATGGGAAAGATATGTCTCACACTAAAGGAGGCGCATTGACTAGAGAGAGTCAATCTAAGAATAGAGCAAGGAATGGCAGGAATGGACTTAGCTCTCGTAAGTAAACTACTTAATTAGTATCAAGTCTTTTATAGGTATAAGAATCATCTTAGATGTGTTGTTGTCTCCACCCATCACAATCTTATACTTATCCATATTTTCTTCTATAAAACGTTTCAACTTTTCTGTTGTAATAACTAGTATCAAGTCTGCCGACACAATCTTATACACCCAATGACAAGCCTCTGTAGTATTGATTCCAGATTCTTTACCTCTGCTCATTAGCTCAATAGCTATGTTGCCTGTTCTGTGTGCCATGTAGTCTGACTTAACCTCAAACTTGCTACCATTAAATACATCAGCCACCATCTGCTCTTGCTCTCTGCCTCTTTTAAGGTCAGTCCTGAAGTTGCCATACTTTTTCTTTGGAGCGGTATTCTTTATATCATATCCGCTGAACTTCACATCTGGTTCTTGTTGAATCATGTTGTTATGCCTTTTATCTCTTTGATTATATCTATTTTTAAGAGCCTAGCATCCTTCCACTTATCATATTTTGTCTTTGTCTTTCTCTCTATTCCTGCACAGGATAAAGCCCTGTTCCTTTGGTATTCCGTCAGTTCGTAGTCTATTAAAGACTTTTCTGTCACAACTATCTCAGACACTATCTTCTCCGATGGTATCCCCAATGTCACCTTTGCTAGGTATATCATATATTTCTATTTGAAGTATGTCTTCCTTTTCTTTATGGTAGTACGATTCATAAACAATAGAGCTTATGTGTTTTACATTATCATCCTTTACAAGGCTAGAGCCTTTCGCATAATCTAAAAACACCTTGCTCCAAAAACCTAATCTATTCTCTATATCAAATGTAGTCTTATTTGATGAATACGTATACTTGATTAGTAGCTTGTTCTTTGTCTTCTTATTAAATAACTTCCTGTCTATAAATAATGATAGAGCTTTCTTTGCCTTGTCAACAACACCTTTCCTTACACTCCAATGAGTATTAGAATAGAAAAGATTCATAGATGTGTATCTCTTCTTCCTGCTAACGATAAAGTAGCTAGGTATATTGTTTATTGTGACATTAAATTTTCTCATAAAAAGAAGGGGATGCCAAAGCACCCCCATTACTTAAATTTTAGTTAATTGTAGTCTATCTATTAATTGTTGTATCAATGGATAGATTTTAATTAGAACCCCAAGTCATCATTAACTACAGGCTGATAAGCAGGCTTAGCTGCAGCAGGTGCTTGCTTCTCTTCAGCTAACTCAACTAATCCACCTAAGAAGGCTGTACCTGTCTTAGATTGCTTTAGCCATAAAGCTGTTCTGTACTTTACTCCATTGATTTCTAAGCTTCCGCTGTAGTCAGGACTCTTTTCTGATTTCTTGTCTGCGTTTTTAAAAATCGCAATTGTGTTTTGGTTTTTTACTTCTGCCATGTTGATTTTATTTTTGGTTTAAAATTACTTTGCTGTTATCTTAATAGAGTATCCTGATTTTTCTAGATAGTCTATTATAGATTGTAGTGATACCTTTCTTCTTTCCCCACTAGCTGTTGTGTATTCTCTAAAAAAATTCACATATGTGTTGTAACATCCTTCAGGAGCTCTTTCACCCTTTGTTTCCATCATTGAATCATACAAGCTAGGGTAAGCTTTCTTTAATGAACCTTGTGTAAATCCTTCTTTTGCCATTATAATTCTCTTTTAAAATTGAATATTTTTATTATCTTAATATCTGTTAATACTCCCTTTACGATACTCAACTTTATTTGGTAAAAATGTGTGCCTGGCATAGACGAACAAGATATAGTATCATCAAACAACTGCTTTATCTTGCTAGTTAAACGCATCTCCATGGTCTTACCAAATATAGAATGTGGCTTATCTACCAATTCTAATTCATAATCCTGCATGAACATTTGTTTTGACTTAGGATTGAATATGTATATATCATACTCGTTATTTAAATCCTTAGTCTGCCATTCAGAAATGGTATCCCAAAATTCATCCTTTTTGATTATTTCAGGAAGCCATTCTGTAGGTATACTAATCGTGTCATATCTAGACATTTTGTTTGCTGTGTTTGTTCTTTTACAAAACTACCCACAAACATTAACATTTTCTACCTATTTTATCCACATTGGTAGCCCAAGTGTATGAATCTCTTCAACACCTGTCTTTGAGTATCCACTTACAGGATATCCTGCATCCATCCACATCTTAAATTCACCGAGCAATCGTGTTAGTTCTTGAATACCATAATCAACATAAGCCCTGTCTGCTTGAAAAACTGTTGTGATGTATGGGTAAACACTCTCTACTACTATGTACATAAATGGAGGATACTCATCTCTCTCTATTATTCCAAGTTCTCTAAGAGCTAGTGTATACACAGCCGCTTGGATGTAATATTTTTTATTAAAGAAATCTTTAGGCACCTCATTAGGGTCTGCTGTTTTAGATGTCTTCAACTCTACTATGTATGGATTATCTAACATGTACCCAATACCATCAATGAATCCTCGCATTGGCATAGTCATTATATTAATAATGAACTGCTTCTCTGTTTCTTTCATGTTATCAAGAACAGACTTAGCTTTCTTATACGAATACACTGACTCTTGCATGTCCTTTGCTTGTTGCCAAACATCAGGGTCAATAACCTCTAATCCTTTGTTAGCTAATTCAAACTCCTCCTTTGCCTCCTTGTCTGCCTTCTTACGAAGGTCAAACTTAGGAGACACGATGTATTTAGAAGCCTCTTTTGGTTCCAATATGAGGGTATGGACAAGGCTACCTAACTGCATCTGAGGGGATGTTGTTTTAGGTTGGGTAATATACTTTATGTAGTGTAGTGGCGATATAGCAAAGTTTGATAACGAGCTAAACGACAATGGTCTTTCGTTAATATCAATCATTAGAAAAAGTTTTGTGGTGTAGGTATAGTCTTACTAGAAGATGCCTGCTCTCCTGATGCGTCTGTGTCTTTATCAGTAACTAAGCCTAACATACTAGATAGGGCGTATCTTCTAAAGTAAGTTACACCTGAGCCATATGCTTGGTATTCATTCATGCCTCCTAATAATTGTACATATGGTATTGGCGTAGATGACTCTAAGAATTCTTCTGATGGTACATGGTATAGAATTGTCTTAATCGTATTATCCTGTAATGGCTGAGATACAACTAATCCATGCTTTTTTAGTAATGGGTTGATAACGCTGTAGATTTTAGGTAAATCTGCATATGTGTACTTGTGTCCTATAGTATCTTTATGGATAACAGGGCATTCTTGTTGGAAATCTCCCAACGCTTTCATTAGGTTTTTCATTTACTTGGTTTTATATTCTTTCTCAATTAATAAATCAATATAGTGCTTTGCCTTCTCTAAATCCTGCAATCCATTCTTAGACTTGTGTCTGCATACATACTTGATAACATTAGCCTCCATGTATGGTATATTGTTCTCGTATATGAACTCAATAGGCTGAATCTTCATCTTATTGTAATGCGTTCCTCCTATTTGTACCTTTGTTGGTGTTATTTGTTCATTTTCATCAAAAAACATCATAGCTTTTGGTTTAGGTATACAAATATAGTTACTTGATTGTAAACATCCAAATTAATCTATGTATTTTTTCAAAGATTCTAATATATCCTTGCAATCATCTTCTGTAACTAGACTCATCAATAAAACCACCTCTGATATGTAATGAACTCTATCGTCTTCCATATCTGATTCTATTAACGCCTTAGCCCCAGGATTCATAAACCTAATTGCGTTAGACAACTTATTATAATCCTTTATAATTGAGTAACATATGTTCTTGTACTCTGTAGCTATTGGATACTGCCTTACGCTTTCTGCATATAAAGCTGACGCTTTCATTAACCTCATTAGAGATGCTATTTCTGCTCCTATTTTATTTACGTTCATTGCGAATTTCTTTTACTCTTATATAAACATAGATTCCCATAAAAATCCAACATATTACTGCTAGTGTTATTTGTAGATACTTAAGCCATTCCATAATTATTCTGTTTTATTTAAAATGATTTCTAATATTTCAAGAGCCTCTCTTGGATGCTGTTCCTTGTACATGTCAATGCCAATCTCATATCTGCTAATTATCTGCCTGTTAACAAAATTCTCAGTGAATAGTGAATCGTTTACAGATATAAGCCTGTTATTTTCAGCCTCTAGCTCAGCTATTTTAGCTTCTAGCTTTTTGCTAGTCATCTCTGAGTAACAGCTTATCAAAAACACAATGCATATAATTAGCCAAAAATATTTTGAATTTATTTTCATATAGACTTAATTATCCGCTTAACTTCAAAGATAACATGTGCTGTCAAATACAAAGTACAAGCCAATGGCACAGATACTAGAAGGAAAAATGATAGTTGTCCTGCTTTCTTTATAAGATGTTTCATAGTCTTAGATTTCAATTGTGAATACAAAACACCCAATCATAATATGCCAAGAATCCCAATATACTACATGGAATCCAAATCCTTTTACGATGTCAATGGCTACTTTCTTTGTGTTTAATAGGTTTTTCATTTGTGTTTATTTTATTATTCTGAATATGAACTCTCTGTTTTCTTCAATGAACCTCTTTCGTTTTATTGGGTTTAATGAATTCTTAATAGTCTCATGGTTTATGCCTGTTCTTCTACTAGCATCACATATTGACTTGTAGCTCACTTCCTGCTTCGTGTCCAAGTATATTTTCCTCACAGGTATCCTGTTCTCCAATCCCTTTACTTCCATCATTTTCATTTTCTTTTTCGTATATTTTTCTAATGTTATCAATCACGTGCTGATATCTAAGTGCAAATGGTTGACTAGTTGACAATAGGTCATCAAAAGTTTTTATCCCATGAATAACAGTTGTATGGTCATATCCTTTATAGAATTTTGATTGCAACTCTGAACCTATTTCTTTAAGGTTATAGCCCATTAATCTTGCTATTTTAAAGTAGATAAATCTATACTCAGTAGCATCTCTACTTCTTAATATAGATGTTATTCTAATTAGCTTCCTGTTTATCTTTCTATCTCCAAACTCACGCTCCATTATATCATTGATTACATTTACCAATTCATATAATTTTATTCTAGGCAAATAACTCCTGTCATCATATAGAGTAATAACATGGGGCGTGTATCCTATCTTTTCATGGAACTCTTTTTTAAACCTGCTAATTAACCTGTCTTCTAGTGTTTTTTTGTACAGCTTAGTAACTTCTTCTAAGTACTCATTTTCACTAATCATCGCTTTTTTTTCAAAATTAAGTAAATGTTGTATACAAACAAAATATATCTAGAAATTTATTTCTGATTGTATATTGTTATGCGATGCTAATGGGAATAATCCATATTGGTCAATGAATCCAACACGAGTATACCTGAACTCAATAGGCTCTTTGTATTTACCTTTTACTAATCCATACAATTGGTCTCTATCAGTCTTGGCTACATAAACAGAGCATCCGTTATTTTTTATACCACCATCCACATCATCATAGCTGTGTCTGTGTACGCATATGAATTGGTCTGCCTTGTTGTATAGCATTGAACCCATCTCTGCATGTGCAGGTGTAGGCATCCTGTCCTCTCTCTGAGACTCGGTATTCGTATGTGCTGTTAACCAAAGGTTTATACCTGTTTTCAATGAGTAGTTCCTGAACTGAGTGTACGCATCAATCACAGCGTTATATCTTTCCTTACCTGCTAGCTTAAGATAATTGAATGGGTCAATCAACGCACCATCAATTGAATGCACCTGTCTAACCTTATCAATTAAATCAAGCACCTGATACGGCTCAAGTAAATCCTCATTCTTCAGGATGATGAATCTATTGCTTACCCACTTATTAGATTTAATAATCTCCTCCTCCTTGCTATCTTCAATTCTCTTTCCTAGATAGTATTGATTAAGAATCAATCTAACGCTCTCAACAGAATTCTCACCACAATAAACAGCCCATTTCCAATTGTGTAGTCTAGCGGCTAAGTTCAAAAACCATAACGCAAAAGAAGTCTTACCGCTATGCCCATGACCTAAAACTACCGTCAACGCCTTCTTTATAAACTTAAAGTGTGGGTCTAACTCTTGATAACCACAATCTAATCCTTTATCAAACTCACCTCTCTTGTACTTTAGAAGAAAGTCTAAGCCTTCCTGTTCTGTCTGTATGAACTTATATAAATCCTCCTCTCTCATAGACTCTTGAAGGGACATCTTTATAAACTCATCTTGTATCTCTACCAAGGGAGATAGTAATCCATGCTCTAATCCGTTATTTAAAGTGATTTTAGCGGCCTTGTAGTCATCTTCACCCAATTCGTGTCTGCGTGTCTCTAATGCACCTAAAAGGGCTTGTACGCCTATATCCTCCTGAACTAAACCACCTGCTATGAATCCACCAAGTAGCCTTCCTGCCTTCAACATCTTATGATTTCGCTCTCCTTCCTTAGCATTCAGGAATAGATTACATACCATCTCTAGCTTTCTAAAGTCTGTTTTAGTAGCTAGTGTTGGCTCTGATGGTAATATCAATCTCTCCTCTCTGATTATATCTGTGAATATTAAGCTCTCCTCATTCACATGGATATCAGGGTCATGGCTCACAAATAATAATCTAGATATGTTACTACATGCAGGGTCAATGCCATCATACTTACTGATAATAGCTCTGTAATGTGCTGAGTAATCCTCCTGTGATTGTATTCTCATTAAGCAATGGATTCCTTTACCAGAAGATGAACGCCAGATAGCTAAGATAAATGGGTCTGCCTTTAGCATATCTATCTTATCCTGTATCTCTTCATCTGTAGAATCCTTCATGTCAAAGTCTAATGGAGCTAACCCTGAGTAGTGACTGATACCTTCGTTAGTTCTATCTCCTGCCTTAAACTGACCTCCCCATATGATTGCAGGAAGTTCTTTCTTATTTAACACACCATTCTTTACCTGAGAAACCTTATCAGCCCATCTACCTATCTTAATCCATGTCAATGCATTGGCTACTGATATATATTTCACATCATTAGTCTTCAACATACTAGGATAAATGCTTATTAAACTCTCTAAAATATTGTTCTCTGTTATAGTATTACTCATAGTATAGTATGTATTATTATTAATGTATTATTCCTTGTATTATTCATTGTATTATTATGGTAGAAAATTTTTTCATGGGGGTATGAAGTTTTTTTCAGGGGGGTATAGAAAATTTCTTCATGGGGGTATAGAAATTATTTTCAGGGGGTACTAGAAGATTTTTTCCTACCCATTGGCTTAGCATACACATTTGTATCAGCCAACATAATATACCTTTTTGAGTATCCTTCTACATCTGCCCTCTCATAGTTTACAATGATATGACCTGCTCCTTTTAACTCGTTAATCCAATTTGTGATGGTTCTGTTAGACACCTTGTATAATGTGCTAAAGTATGTGTTGTTTGCCCAACAATAGCCCTTTTCATTGCATAGGGCTGTGATTTCCCCATACAATAGCTTAGAATTGGGCGTTAGCTTCTTATCATACCTGACAGATGCAGGTATAATAGCATAGTACGACTTGTCCATACTTATTTGTTTTGGTTATAGGTTTCGCTGTAGTATTGATTAAAAGATTTATTCCAAGAATTATCTCTAAATGCATTCAATAGCTGCTCTCTTTCTTTTTCAAGTGCTACTAGTTTTCTTTCACATAAAAAATCAATAAGACCTGATGTTTGGGTATCTCCTGCATCCTTTGATGCTTTTGATAATGATTCAAATTCTTCAAATAGTAATTGCATTGCTGTTTTCATAGTTATTTGTTTAATAGTTTATCAAGCCTTATACTAAGTACAGCATTCTTGCGCATTAACTCCTCGCTCAGCTTCTTGTATTTGTTCTTGTTTCTAGATATACCCTCTATAGTGGTTTTAAGAGCTAGAACATACTCATCCTGTCTATTCCTTACCCCATTCTTTTTAAGAGTAGCATTCTCATCCTTTAACTCTGCTATCTCTGATTCTAGAATGCCTACCTGAAAGCCATAATCCTTTATCTGCCTATGTAACTCTGCAATGACCTCATCCTTTGAGTATACTCGTTTTACCTGTAGCAATACCTCTCTTTCGGTAAATGATTTCATGATTGATATATCAGTTTTCTTAGTTGTTTAATTAGAATCTCTCTCTGTGCTTCTAGGATTGCCAATGCCTTCTTTACCTGCTCAATGTCGTTCATGTCTATATTCATATCAAAAAATTAAGATTGCAAATCTAATGCATTGCTTAATTCATCTTCTATTTTAGACACGAATAATTTATAATTATTAATTGCATACACTGAATTGGGGTTAGATGCCATGTAACTAATTGATTGACAGCTCACTCCTAAATAGTTAGCCAAATGGGAAACTTTTATGGCGTACCTATTTATAAGTATAAAAACTATCATCTTTTTTGCTTGCTTGGCATCTGATGATTTTCTCCATGAAATGATTTCTTCCACAGAAACATTATAAATTTCAGTAATACGATTGACAACATATTGAATAATTTTTTGATGAATGTCATCATCCCCAATTTTCTTGAGGATGACAACACATCTTTTATTATCCTTTAGGCATTCTTGCTTTAGCTCATCAATAAGCCTTTGGATTTTGTCTGACATTAGATTGTTATTTTGATACATTTAACTACAGACTTGGTTTTCTTTGGCTCTCTTTCTAGGATATTAGCTGATAGCCTGTTACCCCATTTTTTAACCACCACAAACCTTTCATTGCTCACAGGTTCCTCAAACATCAGGTCAAACTTGCTCCTATGCTTGTTGTGGTGCTGTTTGCCATCAGACTTGTTCCATGCTAGGAATGATTTTTGTCCTGCTACTAAACCTAAAATTAGGTCTTTTGTCTCTCCGATTTGGTTAACTTGTAAACCATTTTTTGTTCTTAGATTTTTCATTTGTTTTTATTTTTTGGTTAATGAAAATTATTGTTTTAAGAAATAGTACATCAATCCGAATATGAAATACATGGGTATCATCATCCATATATTATCAGATGCGCTTATGTCTTTGTCCCATAGAAACGCACCAATACCCAATGCTATTGCGACCTCAATCACCTTTTTTATTTTCTTCATCCTTGAATATGTTTTTTAAAATTTCCTCACCTTCCATCTCTCGTTCAAATTGCCTGTAGCCATCGTTCATAGATAGTGTCATTGCTTTGCTTAATACTAGCAAATCAATTACGCTCTTACCTGATAAATCGCTACATGCTTTGATTAGATGCGATGCTTGTAAACATCTTACCTTTTTAAACTGCTCGTCTTTTGACATAACTGCTTCTAGTGTTAGCTGTGATGCTATGCTGACAATTAGTTCAACGCCTTTCAAATTCTCCATTGTTGTATGTTGTGTTATTAATTAATCCTGTTCCTTTGCAATCTTTACATTCGTATGCTTTTTCATAATCTAAACCTTGCTCCTCACTTCCTGCATAGTCTAAATAGAATCCATCACCCTTGCATGTGGGACATGTGATTGTGATTTGTACATGCGCTTGTTTCATGATGTTTCGTTTATTTCGTTTAAGAATGCTTTTTCTTTGATAGGGTCACTCACCCATAGGTTATATAACTCCTCTAGTTGTTTATATCTATCTTCTGAATACCACGCATTGTGATACAATTCTGCGATAAATATTTGTCTTTCTCTAGGTGTCAAATCTGTGAATGTTGATACCTGTTGTTTTAATATGCTCATTGTTTTTTTAATTTAAATTGTCAAATGCCCTGTTAATTATATCGTTTATTGCTTGGATGTTAGGCTTATGTTCATCCTCATCAAAATCAATTGTATTGATTAACTCTTTAGCACGATGATTGATGATAGTTATGGCTGTCTGTATCTCTGCATCATCCCATAGTTGTTCTATCTTAGTGACATACAGGATGGATGTTATTACAGCATCCATGAAATCATTGTAGTCATCATCGTTCTGAATAGCTACATCTACTACTATCTTAGTTAATATATTTATCAGGACTTCCTGACCTGTCATGCTCATGCTCATACGATATGATTTATTTTTTTATACTTGTTGTTACATAAATTCACTACAGAAAAATACAATACATCATTCTCATGAACTCCCATGTCACTAAACACCCACCACTTGTCATGTCCCTGATTATTGTATTCATGTGTAGCATAATACTTGTTCTCATCCATTGATACTTCAAAATGTTCTTTGGTATCAATCTTAATTAAATTTACTTTGTCCATGTTAATTGGTTTTTGTTGCGATGAATAAAATATGTACATAAGGTGAATCATAAGGTACATTCAATTGGTCACATACTTGGTTCCATGACTCAATGTCTTGTACAAAATCTTCAGGATATAGTGTAAGATACTTTGGTGTGGGAGCTATGTCCCACTTGCCAATAGTTAATACTTTCTGCTGTTGCTCTGTTAAAAATTTTTCCATGTTTATATGTTTTCATAGTTATCAAATGAATTGTTATATTCCTCTATCTCTGAGTAGATAGGCTTAGCACCTATGTACATCTTCTCACATTCACTGCATAGATGGAATCCATCGTATCTGTGTGATGCCACATTTACATTACATTCATCGCAATGGTACAATCCTTCAACTTCTTTTTCAAATTGTCCTGTCTCTGTACCCATCAATGTAAGGTATCCGTAATCCTTAGCACATGATGTGCAACAATCAAACTTCTTCTCGTATGATGTCTTGTATACCCAATCATCACAATCTAGGCAATGGATGTAGTCACCTGCCTGATGTTTAATTTCTGCTGAGTCTCTGTCAATATGAAAGTCTAACTTGCTTTGTGTAGCACCTTTGTCCCAATCATAGTTGTACTTGTTAGTCTTCTTGCTGTCATACTTGTGAATCTTAGTGCCACCATAATCTAACCATTCGCTAGGCTTGTAGTTGCTGTTGCTGAACAATACACCTGTCTCTGTATCTGTAACGCATGCATGCTCGTTAACGATATATACCTTGTTGTCAATAGTCAGGAATGCAAACTTGCTACCTACAATGTCTCTGCCTATCAAATCCATGATAGCCTTCTGTTTGTAAAAGTCTCTAGGTAACTTGCGTAATACCTGCTCCATGTATTGGTATGTGTCACTGCGCTTGGCTGTTGATGGGAATTGTCTGATGATACCATTGTGAACGAATACCAAACCTTTGTTGATAAGAAATGGATGTGTATTCTCATAGTCTACATTACTGCCTGTGGCAATCCTGCCATGACCTATGAAATGTGATTGAGGATATTTAGCAACAGCATCCTGATACTTATTCCATAATTGCTTTGCATCAGGCTTTGCTGACTTAACGATGACTAGCCTGTCACCTGTGGTGTATACGAATCCGAATCCTTGAGGATTGTTTTCTATGATGGTGTTGAAATGGTCTTGCTTTAAGACTTGCTTAGGTTTTTTTACAAAGAATGTACACATAGTTTTGATTATTTGATTGTTTACAAAGTTAGTTATAATATTTTGTTTGACAAAATTTGTAGGGGATTAAATTAATCTAGGAATAGATATGTCGCTTCCCCTACAGCCATGAAAAATTAAAAAGGATTTTGAGATGAATCAGTTAATAAGTTTAGACTCAATTCATGTTCATTGAATATATACACGAATCTATTACCATCTAGTCTCTTAGCTAGAGCGCATATATATGTGCCATCCTCGTGTCTGATAAAGTTCATGTAGTACCTTTCAGATGACAAAGTAGATAGCTTAAATTCAGCCCTGAAACACATGTTTGTTGTATCTGTGAATCTAGATGTGGTAATTAGCATTGCAAATATTCTGTTGAAAAATGACATCTCGCTCTGAGAATATGTTTGACATACTTGCATATCATTGTCTCTGCATGAATCAAATAATCTTTCTGTCTGTGAATTAATAACCGATACAGGCAATGTCTCATAGTTTAATACAGAGCTAATCACACCACCAATAGTATTCAATGCTTTTTTCACCATGATACTAAAGTTACTGCTGTATTCACATGGTGTGCCTAATGATACCATGCTGTTTGGCGCAAAGAATTGACATAGCTGTTCATTTGTCGCTCTCAAATTGTTTACATAAATTTCATCTGAAAGGAATGCTGTATTCAATTCTGTTCTTGACCTTGATGATAGTTCTCTGTATCTTACTACATCCTGAGCGAATGATGGTTCTTCTGTCACATCTGTAGAACGCTCCTGTCTGTATGAATCATCCACATTATTTGCGCTGTATGTACCTAATGTAGGCAAATCATCTGAGAATCTACTAGCATCAAAACTTCCACCTGTCACCTGTGTATCAGGTAAGTCTACATGGAATACTCTTTCTCTAGGTGCTTCTGTAGGTACTTCTGTAGTCTCTGTAGGAGTAATGATACTCATGCTCATCATCTGCTCAACTTTCTTAATCGTGTTAATTGTAACGATACCACATTTGTACTTAGCTGATAATGTGATGAATGTCTTGAACTTGTTCTTGAACTTATCCATGTCACCATTGCACACTACATTAAGCATAAAATTATATAGCTTAGAATTCTTTTTAGCCATCTCAAGGATAACCTTGTTATGTGTCTTACCATACAGGTCATTTAATACTATGCGCATCAAATCAATTCTGTTCTTAAGGATGGTGTTGCTCTTAATTGCAGGGAATATTCTGAATTCAAGAATCTCATTGTTCTTCACATAGAATGATTGGTATTTTCTAGGTGAGCGAAGGTATGTACCAAACTGCTGTGCTTGGCAATAGCTGTTGTTTAAACGCTTCTCATAGATTGAATAGAATATTGGTAAACTTCCTTTCACTTTCTTAAGGATGTCCTTAGATTGTACACCATTGATTGATACATTGATGTGACCGCCACATCTGTCGCTAGTTTCCGCATCCAATATGTCTCTAACAGGTGCAAGTACTTCATTGATGACTGCATCATTGTTCAATGGCAATACAGGAGAAATCAATTCAAATCCACCATCACCTAAACTTCCATCTCTCTCTTTCTTAAATCCTGTCTCAAACGCTAGTTTAATAGCATTCTCTCTGTCCCTGAATGTATAGTCTTGCTTCTCTGCTTCAAAACCAAAGTTAACTGCACCTAGAGTCTTGTCCATGTACTTTGTGAAATTAGATGCAATCTTTGGATGCCATGCTGAATAATGATAACCTAGCAATGTATCTGTTCCCCAAATTTGGCTGTCATCTGTAACCTTTACAAGTCTTCCAACTTCCACCAATGACTCTGTTAAATCAGGTGCAATCATATCATCACTGATAACAATAACTTTAATCTTGTATCCGTTATGCTCTCTGTTTTCATCAATGTAATACTTCATACCGAATTCATTTACTAGCAAATCAAATAGTGAACTGCTGATATGAATTTCTGTATCATTTAGCTTTAATCTTATTCTGCTTCCACCTGAATGTGTTGAATACAATTGTGGTACGATTATTCTTCCGCTGTTCATTTTAGCTAGTCTGAACATGTTAGCATATCTGCTTTCACTATTCGTTCCTGATGAGTAAACGCTCTCGTAATCATAGACTGCATCACTTGTCATTGAACTTGATGTCATGACTACAAACTTTTGGATGTACTTGTTAGAGAATGCATCCAATGGTAATAAAAATTTGTTTCTGCTTCTCTCATTTACAGGTGTCAATACAGAGAATTTTCTAGGTTGTTTTTTAACTTGATTCATGGCTGTGAATTTTTGGTTATTGGTTAAATTATTTGATTGATTTTTGAGCATTGTCATAGTACATGTAACTTCCTAATGCACCTGTCGTAAACACAAAGCATATGATTGCTAGATTGACAGCTGTTGGTTCCATTGTCATGAAACCTAATACAGGAATGAACATTGTCACGATTGACAATAAAACTGCTAATACCATGTTGATTTTGTAATAATTACTCATTTGATTAAGATTTACTGATTGATTAAATTGTTATAAATACAGGTTCTTTTTTGCTGTCACTTTCGTATACATAAAAAAAGTAATTAGGGAAATAGCTTTGCAACCTTTCTACTTCTTTCTCTGCCTCATGTTTAGTTTTATAATAGCCATGTGAACCAATGTTTCCATAGCCTGAATCCTCAATGACATGATAATACTTCCTCATTTGATTAAGATTTATGATTGATAAAATTGTGAACGATGGTGAATAAAGATGGCGCAAAGTTTCCCTGTAATTCATGCAGTACAATTGTTCCATCTGTGTTGATAGCTTCTACCTGATACACATCAAATTCATGTGTGTAATCATCTGTGAACGATACATAATCGTATACTTTAAATTGTCCCATGTTAAATGGTTTTTTAATTACTATTTCATCCTTTCGGAATCATCAGCACACATAACACATGTGTGTATAGCATCGCAATCCCTAGTATGCTCATCTGTATGCTCTATGTCTGTTCCTGTACTTAGATAACGATTTACATCGTGATGGGTACATTATCTGTAGCTACATGCAGTCTATTGTATAAAAGTTCATGCTTTCAAGCTAACTACTAGCATGATGTGTATGCATTCAATCATGGCGTAGTGTACTTGGTGTGTCTCTGTAGCCTGTCTACTTTTGTTCCTGTACTTATAGTGTGCTTGTCAGCAGTTTTGGGTACATTGTCCGTAGATGTCGTTGATTGTCAATCAGTTATGTATTGGATATACATGTAACGCATTGATTATCAATAACTTAGGCGTAAACTTCAAAGAACTTGTCGTGCATTGACATCACAATACTACATCATGTATGTATACAAACATCAATTGCACCCAAATATTTTTCAAGATATTTTTTTAGACACAGATAACACAATGTGAATCAATCAGATGCAACAGAAAAAAAATTTTAAAAAAAGTTATCAGGACAGCAAACAGGGATAATTGCAAACGTTTGCGGAAATATTTGCGGAAGAAATACACAGGACAAAATCAGGGACATATATAGTATGTGATTGTTAACAGACAACAGAAGGAAACAGGACACAATGTATACAGGAGAAAACACAGGAGAGAATAGTTATAACTAAGAACTTAGTCACACACAGGAGAGACACAGGAAGACAGGCAAAGGTCATTTCGGATTATTACACAGGGACAAAATACACAGGAGATAGGTAAGCATGACAGATACACAGGAGAAAAAGCATATAGGTGTATGGGCAATGTTACGCATACAGGCTTACATAGGCATCTGATAACACTATAACACATTGATTGATAATGAATTAGGTTAGTAACCTACATTAGGATTGACCTACCCACTCAGGCAAAGCAGTTTCCCACAGGTTAGGCATGGCCTGTCATTAATACTGGAACCCTACGCTATCAGATTGATGCCCTTATTCTTAATAGGCTGGAATGGGCAAATGTGTATGCAGATTGCAAGGTGCAGAAAGACCTACCCATGTGCTGAAAGCATATGTACCCAGTCTGCAGAACGTTAAGTTGCTG